TGGCAATGACGTTGAATTTATTACCAGAAGAGTTTGCTGAATTTTTAACAGTAAAATTTCATTCGGAAGAAAAGCCGAAAAACAATAGAATGCATTTTTCAAATTATGAGGATGCCATCACTTGTATGGAAGGTTTAAGAGCTTTAATCCCAAAGGCTATAGAAACTAATAATCTATTCTTAGCTGAGTAAAGGTGGTGCAATTTAATTGAATAATCATGATATAGTATTTACTTTACCTGATGGATATACACATGAGATATATTGTGATAAAGATAATTTTTATAAACGAGAATATGTATATAATTTTGAGTTTTATGTACAAATTCAAAACAATGAATTTCCCATAAACAATGTTATTGTTTATAAAAATGGGGAAGTTTATAAAGACGTAGACGTATATCAAGAAAGTAACGGATTTTATACGATTAAAGATAGAAACATTGTAAAAAAAGGTAATTTCAATTATGCGGTTGAAGTTATTTTAAATACGGGAAAAATATATAAGAATGATTTTTATTTAAAAATTCTGAATAATTATATTGAGAATGACATAAAAATAGTTAGCCTTTCAACATATGGGTTACATGAGAATTACAGTTACCTGGATATTATTCTGAGATTAGAGACACAATACAACATTGACTCTATCTTGATATATTACCATTATTGTCCACTTTCTCATATATCCCCCAAATCATACAATAAAAACGTAGAGTATGGGAGCAATTCATTAATACGTCATGGGTATGAAGAACCAACGCAATGGAGTTTATTAGGCAAGATGGAAGTTCACAACCATCAATACAAATATAGAGATTTGTTGTTTGATACAACAATGACAGAACCGAGAATGATATTGTATAAAGTAAAAATAGTAACTAGCAATGGGTTAAAAAGTGAAAAAATCATTAGTACGATGATAAAACCAAATAGTTTTTCATTAAACACCATTTCATATAACAATACGGATTCTGCAACATACGATGTATACGGTGGATTGGTTGGAAGAATAAACAATAAAAACAGCTTGTTCAATAATGACATTTTTGAATTTGTAATTGATAATAGAGATGGAGGAAAATATTTAACCATTGATTTAGTTCATGAAGATAAAAAATATCATTTTCAAACAGAGAATTACAAGATAACTTATTTAAAAACGTATAATAAAAATCAAACAAATAAATCTCCAAATACATTTGATATAAGTGGAGAAGGAATCATAAAATATATTATAGATGAAAACACAACGAAAACAGATGAAGGAAGATTTTCGTTGAGATTAATTTGTGGTGATGATTATTATTGCATGTTTAATATACAAGCACATGATGATTATGAATTAACGTTAAAGACAGAAAAAACGGCAAATAACATTATTCGTTATTCGAAAAATGGAAACACAAAATATTTAGATATTGTCTATGAAGATAAAACCATATCTAGTAATGAAACGACTGGATTCATGGTTTATAATAAAGAAGATGCATTAAATCCATTTAGCTTATATGATTTAGATATGAAAAACAAACATATTTTGATAGAAAAATCACAAGAATATTTTGATAAAGCACAATACATCATGTATAATGATAAGAGCTTTTATTTTATAAACTTTGATGAATATGGAATTCATGTTGTGAAATATGATGGAATAAATTATGATACAATAGAATATAAAACCACATTATATAATCCAACATTAGAATATTTGAAACATAATATGTGTATGGGATTTGACACAAATAATAATTTACGAATAAGATTTATAAATTTTGATAATTTAAATGCATTAGAAAAAATAAGTGTAGAAGATAGTACATTAACAGTAATTGATTGTGGCGATATGATTGCAAATATTTTTAATGAAATTAGAACAAATATGTTAAAATACATTGATGATATTGGATATGTTACGAGTAATAACGTAAAATATTACATTACTGCTGAATCAGATTATGAAGTATTAGAACATGATTTTGCTTCGATGAATGAAGATAATTTTGTTAGAAAATTTACAATGCAAGAGTTCCATTATGCTATTAAAATACCATTAAGTGTAGAATTCAAAAATGAAGAAAGCAATACAAAAGTTCACTTCAATACGTTTATGACTATAAAAACCACAGCAAGTGTATGCATGTATGATAACAATTTCAATATTGAAATGCAAAAATACGAATATAGTATTAATAGTGATAATTTAAATTATACTTATGCAGATAAAATTAAGAATCAAAATCCGATGAATATAATGGAGCTTATGAACGATAAATATTATTTAAAATTTGAAAAATCTTTGTCCAGCAAAAATAAAGATGACTATGGAATTTATCGAACTTGCAATATATACAACAAAACAATATTATTGTACAAGTTGTCAGTAGAAGATGTATATGGCATTGGAACGACAAATAAAGAGTTTAGATATAGTGATTTATGTCATGCTAAAATTGTAAGCGTTGATTATAAGACTGCATTTATATTAAACTATTATAATGATGAATTAATTGTTAGCAAATTAGATTTAGCAAATCTAAAACGATTAGCGCAATATAAATTTAAAACAAATATGATATTTGATTCATTATATGGTTATACAGATGAGCAATTAATGAATTTTGAATCTTTGTTATCAAATGCATATAAATATGATAGTGTAGCGAGGATAATGTATATTTTGTCAACCTCTGATTATCCGCAATTATATGTTGGTGGGTTAGACAAGAAAAAAATCAAAATGACTGAAATAGGTGGAATAAATGGAGAAGTAGATAAAGATGCGCATGGATTTACATTAGAATATAACTATAATTATCCATTAAATCTAAAAAATCGTTCTACATATCTATTGGATTTAAGTATAAATAGTCAAATTTGAAAAAAAGCCCTAATTTATCATAGGGCTTTTTCTTTGTAAATAAATATAATGATATAAAGGGGGGATTAGATTTGGAACACGTATTGCAATTACAAATGACAAATAAATGCAATTTAAAATGCAAATATTGTTATATTAACCAAAATGATAATTCACTAACATTTGAAATGCTAAAAAAACAAATGAGTTGCGTAGAGAAGTTATCTGTTATGACTGATACACAATTTGATGGAACATATAATGTTACATATTTTGGGGGAGAGCCATTGTTAGAAATAAATAACATTATTTTGTTTGATAAATGGTTAAAACGTAATTATAATATAAAATTCAGCTTTTTGCAAACGAATGCATTGTTATTAAATGAAACCGTAAAGAACACATTAAAGAATCAAAATATAAACATAGGTATTAGTTGTGATGGGGAAAAAGATAATAACCATCATCATTTCGAAAATTTAGTAAAAGAAAATGTAATACCTGTACAGGCAAAAACAATGATAAGCAATTATAATTTATCAATCATGGAACCAGTAAATTATTTTTATAAAATAGCGATGAAAAATAATTGTGAAGATTTGTATATTGATATATCTTTTGTTAAGGAAAACATATGGAATGAAGATAATGTGTCTATAATAAAAGATGAGTTGTTAAGGTTAAAAGAGTTTTTAATATTTCATTATAAAAATTATCATAGATGGATAAGAATTGGATTTGTAGAAAGAATATTAGAAAACATTGTTTTAGGTAAAAGGAATTTTGTTTGTTTTGCAGGTAAGAATGGGTTTAGTTTAACTCCTGAAGGAATTATATATCCATGTTCTAGATTTTATACAAATGATTATTATCGGTTATGTGATAGTAATGAAGAAAAATTTTATTATGATAATATTAAATTTGTGGCAAGCAATAACAATACAATAAATGATAAATGTAATCAATGCAAAATAAACAAGTTTTGTAATCAAGGATGTTTATATGCCCAATATAAAAATGGCGGTATTATTGATGGATATTGTTTATTGTTGAATGAACTTTATAATATGGTATCTGGTTTATATTTATTTATGAACAAAGAATATAATATTGATATAACGAAAAAAGGATGGTGGAATAATTGAATAAAGTTGGAGTATCCATTAACATGGGTAAAGCATGTAACTTTAGATGTAAATATTGCTTTGAAGTTAAGAATGGTGCAGTAGAGAGCAAAGAATCATTATACCCAAAAACATTTGATAGGGTAATTGAACTGCTTCATATTCTTCAAGAAAATAATGATTTGGTTCATGTTGAATTTTGGGGTGGAGAACCATTAATTTATTTTAAAGATATTTATCGTATTGTAAAAGAATTTGGTACGTGTAATAACGTTGAATTTTTTATGTATACAAATGGTTCATTAGTAAGTAAATATAAAAAAGAATTGCTAGAGCTAAAGAATTTAATTGGGAAGCGTTTACAGGTTCAGGTTTCTTATGATTTCCATGATGAAGAAAATAATCAAAGAATTCAATTAGGAAAAACGGTTATGGAAACCGATAAGGTTGTTAAAGAAGCTATTCATTTTTTTGATGATAATGAATTTAATTTTGGAATCAAGTCTACATGTACTGTAAATGATTTAGAAAATAATATTTATCAACAATATGTTAATTATGATAAATTTAATCAGACATTAAAACATAAGGTTGTTTTTGCATGTACTCCTGACACATTAAGTGATGGACTAATTGATTTTGAGAAGATGAATGAACAATTTATTAAATTAATTCAGTATTTTGTTAAAAACAAAAAAGAATATCAAGGATATACTGGATTTGCATGGTTTGATATGGCAGATAGAGCTGATTGTCATGGTGGTGACGATTCATTTATTGTTGATTTAGATGGTAGAGTTACATATTGTCATGGGTGCTTATATGCAGATGACAAAATGTTTTATACTAGTATTTTTGATGATAATTGTTTATATAAAATTGAACACAATTATTTAGTAAGAAATAATATGTTTGATAAAAACAAAAAATGCATGGAATGTGATTCAATCTTTTGTTTTAGATGCAATTCTATTAATAGCAATGGTAAAATTGAAGATTGGAATAAATCAAACAATGATAACGTATGTGCAGTATATAAAAAGATTTCAAATTATATTAAAGCATATCAAAAGATAAGAAGGGATATGTACAAATGATTATAAATGGTGATTGTGTTGAAGAATTAAAAAGAATGAAAGATAATAGTGTTGATGCTGTTATTTCAGACCCACCTTATAATATTGGTTTTATGTCAAAAGGGTGGGATAAAACAGGTATTGTAAATAGTGTAGAAATGTGGGAACAGGTGTTTCGCGTATTGAAACCGGGTGGTCATATTCTTATATTTAATTCCACGAGGACATATCATCGTATGGTTTGTGCTATTGAGGATGCAGGATTTGAAATTCGTGATACAATGTCATGGATTTATGGTAGTGGTATGCCTCATGGAGCTGATATTGGAAAGCAAATTGAATCAAAAATAAAAAATGGTTCAGCTAATACGCAAGCATTTAAAAAACTCAAGGGAAAAAAGGCTACGGCTTCTATGGGATATAATAAAATTCATGCAGATAATGACAGACCAAAAGATTATAATGGTCAAGAATATGTTAGAGATGTAGAATTTGAAACAGAAGAAGCTAAAAAGTGGAAAGGATGGAATACTGCATTAAAACCTGCACAGGAATTGATTTGTGTGGCGAGAAAGCCAATAGAAGAAAAAACAGTATGTGAAAACGTGTTAATGTACGGAACGGGTGCTGTTAATATTGATGATTGTAGAATTTCGCACAATGAGCCATTAAAAACAACTTCTAGACATGGTAGGAAAAATGCAGTTGTTATGAATGATAAGAGCTGTGGTTTTGATAATACGAAAAATGTTATGGCTAGTGCGAATCCCAAAGGAAGATTTCCATCAAATGTTGTTTTAGATGAAGTATCTGCTGAATTATTAGATGAACAAAGTGGTCATTTGAAAAGTGGAACAAACTGTAAACGAACAAAAGAGGGCGTGTTTTTTGAACACGGTGGATTGGGAAAAGCAGGAGACGTCCAAATAACATATGGTGATGAGGGTGGAGCATCAAGATTTTTTTATTGTGCGAAAGCTTCAAAATCAGAAAAAGGAAAATATAATGACCATATTACAGTGAAGCCGATAAAGCTTATGGAATATTTGGTAAAATTAATAACGAGAGAGAATCAAACTGTATTGGATATGTTTGCTGGAAGTGGAACTACAGGTGTTGCTTGTGATACTTTAGATAGAAAATTTATAGGAATTGAAAAAGAATTGCATTATTGTGACATTGCGAATCAACGTATTGCGGAAAATCATGATAAAAAATGATAGAAAACGTATCTATATATTAGAATAATAATTGAAAATTTATATAATAAATATATGGAGTTGATTAGTTATGGCACATGGGCCTTATGTAATGTACGCTGAAGGCGGTTGGGATACAATTGAAAGACCGGCAGGTTTTCCTATTTGTAAACCATATGGTTCGCATACGGGAAGTGATGCACCAAGAACACCACAAATGGAAACAGTAGAAAGATATGAAAAATTAACGTTTGAAAGAATGCAAAAACTGTGGAGTATTTTGCGTAGAGAGTGGTCATTACGTGGTGGTAGAGGAAGTATTGGTATTGGAACTAGTGGAGACCCAGATATAATGGTAACGGCAGAAGATATACAACATGCATTTAAAACTACGTTAGCTATGTATGAATATGATGTATCAAACCGTCCGAAAAGTTGGGATGATTATATGAATAGTATTAATCTCGCAACTGATTATAGCAATATGGAAAGTGCAGGATGCGATGGAAATCCAACATATTGTGTAATTGGTGTTTCTCATGGTAAATCAACATCAGATACAGTAACATATTTTTCTCCAGGTTCTCCAGAAGGTACTGTAAAATATAGACCATGGGGAAATAATGCTATGTGTGGTAATGATTCGATTGTAACACAATGGCAGTATTTATTTAGGGCTAATGTGAGTGCAGGAGATAGTACGTTGGCAGAATTTTTCAATACATATTTGGTAGGGGCAGCTAATCAGTTATCTAATACCTGTGTATGTAATTGTAATTATTGTACATGTTTTGGTGATGAGGTTTGTAATTGTCACGTTGTGCACCGTAGCGGATGGTGTTATGCATACATTTATTAATAGGAAGGAAGATTTTAATTGTCGGAAAAAAATGTTTTAACAGTTGATAAAGCTGTTGAGGAATTTGTAAATTGTGCAAGAAAGAATATTTATCCATTGGATAAAATTGCATATTCTACAATGATAAATGTTGTAAATATGATGTTGGTTAGTTTGGCAAGGAAACAAAATATTGAGTTAGAAGAAATGGTGTTTCCAGAAGAAAAAAATGAAAAAGAAGAAAACGATATTAATGATATTATGAAACAAGTGAATGAAGGGACGAAGTAAATAATGAATGATGAAGTAGACATGAAATGTTATTGTGGTATTTTAACAAAAGAAGATAAAGTTTTTTTAGTTAATCCATTTTTGAAATTAGAAAATGAACCAATATTATTGAATAGTAATGAATACGTTGAGGTTTCACCTTCTGCGTATTTAAGAATTATTAATAAATTGGATTTGCATAGGACTGAACCTGAATGTGTTATTTATTATGATGCAACTTTGAACCCATCTATTTTACAAGATAGCGATATTAAGGAAATAGAAAAACCTGAATTATCGGTACAGGATAAACTGGAAAAGGAAAAAACTCATTTTATTCGAGTTATGGGAGATTCAATTGGCGATAAAATGTCAATTTCTAATTTTGCATTGTTTAATTTTTTCAAATTGAATCATTATCTAGCTTCTAAGGGATATTTTATTACGGATGAAAATCGTGAAGAAGAGTATTTGAAGGTAATTAATTCTGGTGATGCAGATGTTCTTGAAAAACTATCAGAGTATTTGGATGCTCTAGACGAATTTAATGCTATTGATGAAGCTTATAAATCATTTAAGGAATTTAAAGATAGAATTGATGGCGCAATAGACGAAAAAGAATTGAGAGCTATTTATGATGAATTTGCAAAGACGTTTTAATCTTTGTTACATTACTAATAAATCATATTTGTTTCAAACATATGTTTCAATGTATTCATTGAAAGAAAATAAACATCGTGATGTAAATTACGATGTTTATTTATTATGTATAGAATTTAATGATATAGAAAAAATAAATACATTAAATTCTGATGATTTTTGTATACATCCAATTTATATTAAAAAAAATATTTTTGTTAGAAAAGATAATGCAGGAATTGTATATTATAAATTGTTGTTGCATGAGTTGCTTGATTGTGATAGTGTTTTTCACATTGATGCAGACACAGTTGTAATTGGAGATATTTCAGAAATTTTTGAAATTGATATGAAAGATTATTTTGTGGCAGGAGTAAGAGATAAAATAAATGGTATTGATTATTTTAATGCTGGAAATATTTTGTTAAACTTGAAAAAAATAAGACATGCTATTATTAATGAAAAAGATACAATGTATAGTTATTATGTAAGGTTAGAATCGGAAGCCAATGATTATCGTTTTTGGGAACAAGACATAATGAATGATGCATTCAAAGGATATGTCAAATATATAAATTATGGATATAATTTTTTAACTAATAATTATGGTCATTTAAAATTCAATGAATATATTAGGATTTATGGGGAAAGAATAAAATCGGAAAGAATAAAAATAATTCATTATGCAAGTGTACCAAAACCATGGATAAAAGCTGATTTATTTGGAAAGATTTGGGAAATGTATGCAAATAAAACGGTAGATAAAAAACTAGAAAAAAACATTTTAAGGATGGCGTGTCGTGAATACAAAAAATAATTTATTATATGCTCAATTCACATTGAATAAAAAATGGTTTGTACAGGATAGAAATTATAATAAGATTGTTGTTACTTGTAATATTATGAAAAACGAGGGAGAACAATATTTATGGGGCGCAGAAAAATATACGATAAAAATATGCAAATCATTATCTAAGAAATATGAAGTGCATTTGTTTCAACAACCAGGAAACTTTTTGAATTTAAAAGATGTGGTTATTCATAGCGATATGATTACTTATTTTTCTAGAAATTATATGAATAAGGTTGCACGAACAATTTTTCAAATAAAACCTAGATGTATATTTTGTAATGCTGGTGGTGGTCAACAGGTAATATTTTGGTCAATTATATCTAAAATGACCAATGTTCCAATAATAATGTTTTTTCATAATGAGCCAAAGTATATTAAAGACACATTCTGTAAAATGCAGGGATTAGATTATTTGTTTTTTCAAAAAGCATTGAAAGATAAAGAGCTACTTTATGATATGATGTTGGAATCTTGTGATAGACTAGGATTTTTATTACCTCAATATGTTAGTGAAAAATATAAAGATAAATCATACGTTTTTTATAATTGTATAGAAATACCTGACAACATAGAAATCAATAAGAAACGAAGTAACATTCTATATGTTGGAAGAATAAACAGGGATATAAAGCGAACGCAGTTATTATTAGACTATATTAAAGATACGTATTATGAGTGTGATGTTGTAGGGTATAATTATGCCAATGATGGTTTTTTGGATATATCTGAATACTTCAAATTTGACAATATTCATTTTCATGGATATCAAAAAAATGTAGAACCGTTCTATCGTAATGCACATGTTTTAGTGATACCATCAATAATAGAAGGTTTGCCAACTGTAGCATTAGAAGCAATGTCATTTGGAACGCCTGTGATTGGATACAAGGAGTGTAAATCAATGAATGATATAGTTATAGATGGATATAATGGATGGCTTGTCACAGACGATTTACCGGCTTCTATACGCAATAGTTTCTGTAAGGATATTGTTAATATAAGAAAGAATTGTATTAAGGAATCAAAAAAGTACAGTATAGAGAATATAATGATGAAAATATATAAATGTATTGAGAGTGTTTAGTGATGAAAATAGATTTGATTTATTATTTATATGAATTAAATGGGGCATATACTTCATTTGAAGATTTGTTTTATAATTTAAGAAAATATACAAATTGGGAAATAAGATTAATTGTATTCTTTGATGATAAATTAGTAGTTAAAAGATTCAAACGCTATTTTGGTAATGAATCAAATATTGTTTATTTGCCATTGAAGTATGGTAAAATGCATTACGATTTACATGGAAATGCTTGTGTGATTAGTAGTGAGGTAATTGATTTAGTTCAAACAAAAACGATAGAGATTGATTTTAATAAAACATTTTTATTTTATCCTGCGTTTATATATAAAAAAGAGATTTCACAACATGAATTTGATGATATGATTTCTTATATAAATGATAATGGAATCATCACTATTTGTAATAAGTTTAATGCACAATTTGTAAAAAGAAGTTTTATTTGGTATATGAAATTTTCAGAAGAACGAATAAACAGATTGAAACAAATCAGCACGAATGATAATGAGATATTAACTTCTGAAGAATATTTTCAGAGAAAAAAGAATAAATTAGACATTAAACCTTTTTCTTATAAACGTTATGATTATTTTCGATATAGTAAAAAATCAAAAGACAATCCATATACAGAATATGGAGCAGACTATTATGAGAATATAGGAAAAATGATGTTTGAATTTTTGTTGTTAGGAAAAGAATCTAGTTATTCGTGTAAGGATAAAAAGATTAATGATGGATTAACTGAATTTCTTAATGAGTTTGGAATAGACGATAATTTTGATTTTGATTTGAATTTATTATCAAAATCAAAATTGTATGATGTTTTGTTTATGAAACATGATGATAAAATATTAAAATTATTGAAAGGATAACTATATGAAAATTTTAGGAATACAATGTTATCAAGATTATAATGCATGTTATTATGATACAGAAACAAAAGAGCTAAGATACATTGAAATGGATAAATTGTTAAAGAAAAAACATTTTTCGTTTCATTCACAAGAGAAGATTGATTATGCTAATTATGTTGATTCAATTTATAAAGATTGTATGCATAAAAACATTTATAAAGCACAAAAAATGATTAAAGATTTGTTTAATGTGGATAGATTTGACGTAGTTGTGTGGTGTTATACTCAATTCGAAGATGGATATTTGAAACAAGAATCATTTGAGTTTGTTAAAATGTTAGAGAATTGTGAAATGAAAAAAATGCATCATCAAGAAAATCATGTATTGCCAACTGCAATAATAAATAAATTAGATAATGCATTATGTGTGTCAATAGATGGTAAAGGCGATGGAAACCATGCGGTTTTTTTATATAAAGATAGTAAATTAAAAAAAATGTTTCAGGAACAACGATTTAGTTATGGAATGTTCTATGAAATATTATCAAGTAATTTTTTAGAAACTAAATATTATGATGGCATGGAAGGTAAATTTATGGCTTATGCCGGAATTTCCACAAAGTTTATAAAAATTCCAGATATACAAGATTTTTTGAATAAAATTAAAAATGTAAATTGGAATGTTTGGGAAGAAAAAATAATCATTGAAAAATATATTAATGGTTATATTAACAAATTAAAACAGAAATATGATAAATATGATTTGGCATATACATTTCAAAAAATATGGATAGATGATGTATTAAATAATGTTTTTTATAAGTATAAAGATTGTAGCGATAATTTAGTTTTTTCAGGCGGTTGTGCGTTGAATTGTATGCTAAACTATTATTTAGTTAAATCAAATTGGTTTAAAAAAATATATTGGAATCCAATAGCTTCTGATACAGGTCAATCAGTTGGAGCGATATTTAATTATTTATTAAAAAACAAACCAAATGAGTTAAATAGTTTAGATATTAATGAATTTTATTGTACTTCTGAAATTTATGATAAAGCATATTTTTATAGGCACATAAAGGATAAATTGATTGATATTAATAATGATAAATTGATTGAAATTTTAGAAAAAGATGGTATTGTTGGTATATGTAGGGGAAATATAGAAATGGGGCCTAGAGCATTAGGTCATAGAAGTATATTAGCTTCACCCCTCAATAAAGAAATGCATGATAAGTTAAATGCAATTAAAAATAGAGAGTGGTATAGACCATATGGAATATTAATTCCTCGTGAATATATGAATCAGTATTTTGATATTGACATTGATGCTCCATATATGAATGTTTTAGGATATTGTAAAAAAGAAGGAATTATTAATGGTGCAATGCATTTAGATGGAACTGTAAGAATACAAACTGTTTCAGAAAAAGATGATAAATGGTTGCATGATTTATTGATTGCATATGGTAAAAAGACAGGAACGCCAATATTAATTAATACTTCATTTAATGTTGGTGGAAAACCTATTAGTAATTATGCCGAAGATATGTATAAAATATTTGAAGACGATTTAGATGGTATTGTTTTTGAAGAAAAAATGAGGTTAAAAGATAAATAATATGGAAACAGTTAATTTAATAGAATATCATGTTACTAATCATTGTAATTTGAATTGTAAAGGGTGTGCACATTTTTCTCCCATTGCAAAACCATGGTTTGCCGATATTAATTCTTTTGAAAAAGATTTAAAACAATTATCTTCTAAAGTAGAAATAAAACAACTAAGATTATTCGGTGGAGAACCATTGTTAAATGATAATATAAATGATTTTTTTGTGATGGCAAGAAATATATTGAGCAGTAGTAAAATAAGCGTTTTATCTAATGGCATTTTAGCGCACAATAAATTAAAAAATATAATCCCATCTATGAAGGATAATGATATTGTTATGGAATTAACCAAATATCCGATAGATGTAGATTATAAAAAAATAAAGCAGATATTAAATGCATTTAATATAAAAGTGGAATTTGAAAATGAGTATGGTGTTGTTAAAACATTGCGCCATCATGTATTATCACATGAAAAGAAAAAAGATAATTATAATTGTATGATGGTTGATGGAGAATCGGTACAGTTAAAAGATGGGAAATTATATATATGCCCAATACAAGCATACATAGATATTTTTAATGAAAAATTTAATGATAACTTTGTTATTAATAAAGAAGATTTTTTAGATATTTATGATGAGAACGTAACCGGTAAAACCATAAAAGGATTTTATTATAAAAAGAATGGGTTTTGTGACTATTGTAGAAAACCAATAGAAAATCAAAAATATTCTTTATCGGATAGAAATAAAAGTGAGTGGACATAATGATAAAGGTGTTATGTGAAGATACAAAAGAAAATTTGCGAGATTTTGTAAAAGAATCAGTATATAGAAAAAGTGGAATCGGCACTATTGATATACATATTGTAAATCATTGCAACTTAAATTGTAAATGTTGTGACCATTTTGCACCATTAGCTAAAGAATGGTATGCTGATATTAATGAGTTTGAAAAATTGTTAAATCGATTAAAATTAATTTTGCATGATAAGCCATTATGTAGTATTAGTTTAATGGGTGGAGAACCATTAATGCATCCAAGAATTTTAGATTTTTGTATTATTGCAAGGAGAATATTTCCGAACATTGATTTAAAATTAGTTACAAATGGAATTCTATTAAAAGAAAAGGATGAATGTTTTTTTGATTGTTTGAAAAAAAACAATATAGAATTATGTGTTTCATCATATTATGAAGGAAAAAATTTTTATAAGACTAATTTGTTGGAGATAAAGAAACAGGGAAATGAATCTTATAAATTATGTAATAATAGGTCAAATAATGTTAAAGCAATTAGGGATAATGTTGATGAAAAATTGTATGAGTTTTTTGTATCATTTCCTTGTGCACAGTTGAATATGAATGGTGATTTTTTTTCTTGTATTGTTCCTGCTAATATTGATAAATTAAATGAGTTTTTTGGCTTAAAATATGAAACAATAAAAAATCATGATTATATTAATATTTATGATATAGAAGATATACAGCCAATAATTGATATGAATAATATAGATAAGATACCATTTTGTGATTATTGCTCTATGAAAGAGGTCGTAAAGTGGAATATTACAAAGCATGATAAAAAAGAATGGATAAAGTAAAGATGGTGAATGATTTGTATCATAATAAATTAAAAAAATTTACAGGCGAAAAGAATAAACAGATTTTTTATAGTAGTAGAACTAGAAATTGTTATATTTTATGGCATTTTGGTAATATTTGTAATTTTAGGTGCTCATATTGTTTAAACAAGTATGCTTCAGATATGAACTTTTCAAATATTACAAAAGAACAAACGGACAAAATTATTAAGCAGTTGAATAAGATAAAAACCGCATTTAAAGTTGATTTTTTGGGTGGAGAACCAACATTATTTAAATATTGTTTTTATGCTATAAAAAGATTGAATTGTTATGGTATAAACATAACAACAAATGGTTATGAAACTGAATGGATAAGGGAATTATATAATGTAAGTAGAGAATATCATAAACATGTTATATTATGCGTTAGTGTTCATTATGAAAAATATTTAGAAGACAAAGAAGATTATATTAATCATTTGGATGCATTAATTGAGATGTCAAAAGAAAAATCTAATGTTGAATTGGAATTTATGATTTTATTGAATTATAAATATTTAGATAAATATAAAGAGCTAGTACAATATTTATGTGATAGAGAAAAAACAGAAAACTATAATATTAACATGTCATACGTTAGGTACGATAGCCAACCAGAAGAATTTGTTAAAAATTATGCAAAGGCATCAAAAATGTTTTCTGATGATATAGCTGAAAAGTTAAAAAATGAGAGATTGAGAGCAATTACAAAAAATCCATTTTATCATAAGAATTGTTCAGCTTTTAAATATTACATGAATATTAATATGGATGGAACAGTAACGAGTTGTGATTGTCCGCAACAGATGATTTCCAAGAAATCAATGTATGATGATGATTTTGATATTAGTAAGGAAATTACAGTAATGGAGTGTTGTCAAAAACATGAACGTATGAATTCTAGTTGTAGAGTCGCTAATAACATGTTAAAGTAAGGGATTGAAATTAATGAAATATGGATTTTCAATTATTATGCCAACATTTAATCGTTCAGATTTATTATTAACAGCAATAAAATCAGTAAATATACAAAATTACAATAATTGGGAAATTATTGTAATTGATGATTCATCAGAAAATGATTGCAGATTAATTAATGAAAAGAACATTGAACAATTAAAAAACAATAATATAAAATATTATTATTTGGAAGAAAATCATGGTCATTCTTTTGCAAGGAATTTTGGAATTGAGCATTCAAAAAAAGATTGGATTGTATATTTAGATGATGATAATGTTATGATGGAAAATTGTTTATATGATTTGAATCAGTTTTTAAACGAACATGATAATATAGAAGTCGTTACAAGTAAATATATGGTCAATTATATTAATGAGAATAAGCATAAAATTCGTGGAGAGGATTTTATGAAGGTTAATATTTTTAATTCAGGGCAGATAGATACTTGTTGTTTCTTTCACTCAAAAAAAAGTTTTGAAAAATGGGGTGGATGGAATATTTATTTTAAGAGGATGGCTGATGATGAAATAATTTTTAGATATGTTGAAAATTCAATAAAAGAATCAACATATATGCATTTATCTAAATGTATTGCACAATATAATGTTAATAATAGCATTAAAAGAGTTACTAATATGTATGGTAATTTTAATTATTTAAAAGAAATAAGACGGCAACATGATTATTATAAAGGAATAGGTAAATGTTTAATCGTTGTTAAAAACAGTAAAGAAGTAAATAGCATTATTAATGGGGATTATGATACGGCAAGCTTTATAGATAGTGATATTGTTACTTGTGATAATGTTAATGAAGCAATGACGTGTAATGATTTATCATTAAAAAATATATATGTTAAATATCATGAGTATAAATTTTTTATTTTTCTGAAAGATAATATAGATATTATAAATGATTTGTTCTTTGATTTTAAAATAAAAAAAGATAGTATAATTAAAAAGAAAAATAGTTATTTGTTTGTTAATGATAAGAATTTATTACGATTCTTATTAAAGAATAAAGACTTTAATTGATTGGAGACGTTATTTCATGGCATATGATAGTTTAATTTTTGAAAAGAATTTTGATATGGAAATGGATGCAGGAGTAAAAAGAAATAATTTTAATATTTTAAAAAAGATAGAAAAATATATAAATCAACGTGGTGGACAAATGATTGTTTTAGAAATGCCATCAATAATTGATATTAAAAATAAAAATTTTTTTGAACAGGTAAATAGCAAATTATGTTCTGATTCAGTTTATAAAAGCTATGGGAAAAATGTATTTGACGGTGAAGTTTTTTTTGATGATTTTAGAAAAAGTGATTTTGAAAAACTAGTTAATAGTAATGTTGATTTGTACAAAAATTGTTTTGATAATTATAGTCAAGAGTATGTACATAATATTTCTATTGCTGATTCAGAATTAATACAATCAGATTCATTTTTTTTAATGGAAAATTGTAAATCAAAAGCAATGAATACTGAAAATGGAATTCGTTTAGAGAAAAATGCAGAAGATAAAGAAAATAATATATTTTTATTTGGAGCTTCAAATGCTTTTGGATATTATGTATATGATGACGAAACGATAAGTTCATATATGAGACAATATGATTTGGGTAATTACAATATATATAATTGCGCTACTATTGGCGATACAATGATTAATATCTATAATAGAATTATTAATTTTGATATAGAAAAAAATGATATTGTTATTGTTGGTGTTCATCCTGTTATTTTGAATAGGAATTTTGATTTATTTTCGACTATTAGAACAATGAATTATTTTGAACAACCTCATGATAAAGAAAATTTTGTTGATATGTCGCATTATACTGCATTTTGTCACAGAAATTTAGCGAAGATAATTTATGAATCAATAAAGGGTTTGTTGACCTTAAATAAAGGATTTGAGATAGAGGATTCTAAATCGAAAAAAGTTATAGAAGCATTTAATAATTATAAATTGATTGTAAAACAAAAAGGATGGAAATTAAAAAAATCTGATGAAATTGGTATTGCGGTTATGAGTGCTAATCCGTTTACTATTGGTCATAGACATTTAGTTGAATTGGGTTCGAAAATGTTTGATTATTTTGTTATATTTTTAATGCAAGATGGATATGATTTGATATTTGATAAAAAAGAGTGCCAAAAAATTGTTGAGGTTGGTGTTTCTGATTTAGATAATGTTATAGTTGCACCATTTCCAGAAGGATGTATTACATGGGATGATTTTTGTCCAGAGTATAACAATGTTGCAGCAAGACATGCTAAAAATTTTATAGGAATTAATGTCTATGATTTAGCTAATATGTTGGTCGTAATGTGTAAGGAAGGTAATTTCTCACATTATATTGCAGGAATAGAAACAGACGATGCCGTAACAAGACAGATGTGTTTGCATTTTAAAAATATTTGCGAATTAAATGGAATAAATTTTATAGCAATTCCAAGAAAAAAAATTGGTGATAATGAAAAAAGTATTAGTGGAACTGAATGCAGGAAATTATTAGAAACAAAACAATATGATAAATTGTTAAAAGTATTGCAACCAAATGTATTACAATATATAATTGATAACAATTTAGCCACTAAAAAGAGAGAAGATAAAAAGAGCGCAAATCGTATATTGGAAATTTATGAAGCAAATAAAGAAAAAAATACTTCAAAATATTTAAATATGATAGGGGTAGATAAAACTCAGTATTCAAACATTATAAATGAAACAATAGAATATGTAAATGCTATGAATATAGTCAAAAAAGATAAAAATACTGGTCTTGAATTGTTATTTGATTTGTATAATAAGAACAATAATATGTCTGCATGGGCTGGATATCAATATATTATGAATTCGAATGATTATACGAATAAAATGGTTGAATATGTTTTGGGTAAAATAAAAGATTCTGAACATCAAAAAAACATTTTGACAAAAGTGCACAAATAATTTATTGATAAAAATGCAAAGTATAAATATAATAAAGACATAAAAAATAAAAAATCTTAGAAAGAAGAGTGTTATTATGTCAGAAGAAAACATGTCAATCAGTGAGCAGAAAATTGATAATGGGGTTATGTCTAACGCAACATGGGAACAGTTTGCAAAAGGTGATATGATGAATTTCCTTATTTTGCATAATTTGCAGAAGGTAACTGCTGATGATGGAGCAGGGAAAAAGGCAACAGTTAAAATCAATTCTAAGGGAGAATATAACATTAGTTATACATCTTCTGAGGTAATGTAATAATGGAAGAACAACAGTTGGATAAGATACAAAAAGAATATTTTGAACAAATAAATGATAGGATGGATTCTTTAGAGGATAAAATTAATAAAACTTATGAAAAAACCTCTTATTGTTTAGAAGCTGTTGTTAAGTTGTTACAAGAGATAAATTCACAGGAAAATACGAATCAATCATTAATAAGAGATTTGAATCGTATACAGCAAGAGCAGACTAGAATATTGAATAGAGTTAATGACAGCGTTATCATAACGAACAATATTAACACTTCTGTTGATGATTTGAAAAACGATTTAACATCAATATCTGATAAAGTTGATGGGGTTGATTATTCAATTAAGAATCTAAAGATATACAAGTATTATTCTAGTGATGATATTTAATTGTGATTTTAAAAAACCAACTCAAATAAAAGAGTTGGTTTTTTAATATATAAAAGATGATGAAAGAATAAAATATAGAAAAAATATTGAAAAGTATGATAAATTTTTTAATCAAAGTAATATAATATTTATATAGGGCGATGGTTTATGCCCTATATTTATTTTAAATAAAAAAGGTTGGAGTATAAAAATGAGTGATGATTCAAGAAATAAAACAATAAAAACTTCAATAGAAGACGGACAAGAATTCTTAGATAGAACAATTTCTGTTGAAAAAAATCAGAATGATTTGAATAATGTATTGAACAAAACAATTTTAGGTGATACTTTTGACGTTTGTTCAAAATTGCCAAATAATAGCATTGATTTGATGATTGTTGACCCTCCTTATAATTTAACAAAGAAATTCAATAAAATGACTTTTCATAAAGAGGATGATGAGGATTATAAAAATTATACAAGAAAGTGGATTGAAGCAATATATCCATTATTGAAAAATGATGGGTCTATTTATGTTTGTTGTGATTGGAAATCTTCTTTAGTTATTGGCAATGTGTTAAGAGAATTTTTTGATGTAAGAAGTAGAATTACATGGCAAAGAGAAAAGGGTCGTGGAGCAAAAGCAAATTGGAAAAACTCATTAGAGGATATTTGGTTTTGTACGAAAAGCGATGAATATACTTTTAATTTGGATGCGGTTAAGATTCGTAAAAAGGTAATTGCGCCATATAAAGTAGATGGCGTACCTAAAGATTGGGTAGAAGGTAAGAAGGGAAATTTCAGAGATACATGCCCCTCTAATTTCTGGGATGATATTACAATTCCATTTTGGTCTATGGCAGAAAACACAGCACACCCAACACAAAAATCAGAGAAATTGATTGCTAAGATAATGTTGGCATCTTCAAATGAGAATGATGTTGTATTTGACCCATTTTTGGGTAGCGGAACAACGTCTGTTGTTGCCAAAAAATTAAAGAGAAATTATATTGGCATTGAAATGGATGAACAGTTTTGTGTGTGGGCTGAACAGAGATTGGATATGGCAAATAATGATGATTCAATTCAAGGGTTCGTTAATGGTGTTTTTTGGGAAAGAAATACTGTATCGGAACAATCGTAAATTGAAAGGTGGAATATTAAAATGGCTGTTAATATAGGTTTTGTTGGTTATTCAGATTCTAAGTTTGATAAAAAATATGCACAAAAATTGATTGATGCAGTATTTGATAAAATTGAGAATGAATTCTGTAATACTTCTGAGTTGGTAAATATTATTACAGGAGCAACAAATTTGGGAATCCCTAAAATGGTATATGATAAGGCTAATGAGGAAAATATTAGATTGGGGAAAAGATTTAATTTAGTTGGTGTTATGGCTAAAGAAGGATATGAATATGAATTGTATCCTTGTGATATTATATATGCATATGGTAAAAACTTTGGTGATGAAAGTAAAGAATTTATAAGTATGTTAGATTTGTTTATAAAAATTGGTGGGGGAAAACAGAGCATAAAAGAATTATCAATGGCAAAAGAAAAAGGGATTCCGACTATTGAGTATTCATTGTAATTTTTTTATTTGAGTTATATTTTTTATAATAATATGTATTTTCTAAATAGATGAATAAATTAAAAATGTAAAGGACTGATGATACTTGTATAAGGTTAAATTAGCAGGTAATTACAATGTCTTTGTAAAAGATTTGAATACAGAATTTACTCCAGATAAGGATTCTAAAATTTTTTCAGACGAAGAATTTGAGAGTTCAGAAGATATTAAAATCTTTTTAGGTGATTATTTGCATCATTCTAAATGTGATGCAAAACAGCATAAAGAAACCAAAACTTCCATTAAGCCGAAGAATGGCGTTGTTGAATTGCCAAAAGCAAAGAAAAATACTGAAACTGTTGTAAATGCTACTGATTCTTCTAAATATACTTCTGCACAAACAAATAAAAAGGTAGAAGCGAAAAAAGAGGATATGGTTGTTAAGGCTGATGGTGCTTCTGAAACAAACAAGAAAGAAGAACAAAAGAAGCTTAATACGGTTGCTTTAGAGTCTGAACATAAATCAGATGATGGCAAAAAAGTAGAAAAAAAGACAGATAAAGTGGTTGTTAAAGCTGATAAAAAAGAAACCAAGATTTCTAAAGAATCAGTTAAAAATAATAAAAATACTGCAAAAAAAGCAGGTAGACCAAAGAAGAATTAAGAAAATTTTTAAGGATGTGTAATATAAATGGAAAAGAAAATGTCATGGTTGGATAGCTTTGTTGAATCTAGAAAGGCAAAGATTGATTCTAAAAATATTAAAAGCAAGACTGTAAAGGCTTCTGTAAAGAAAACGACGGTTGCAAGCATTGAGAAAGCTGATATTGCTATTGTTGATAAGGCTATGCTTCCGAAAGCAGTTGTGGGAAATACTGTAAAATATAAGAATTTCAAGTGGAAGGTTGTTGATGCTTCTATAAAGATAACTCCAAAAAAGGTTTAGGGCGTTGTTATGGAGAAGATTGCAGGGATTGATACGAAGAAGGTTACAGACCCAGCAGAACGTGCAATGACTGACCCTGGTGATGTCTATGATTATAATGTTCGTGAAACGTCTGAAATTCCAGATTTCCAACAGGCTGAAGCTGAAACTTCTCAGGAAATCGCAAAAGAAGATGCAGTAGACCATTGCACGACACCTGATGCTCGTTATCAGAATCCAGCATTGATGGATAATAGTGCTGAAGAAGTTACTGAGGAAGTTACTCCTGTAACAGAAGAGACTGTAGAGGTTGATGAAGAAGCACCTGTCGTTGTTGAAGATGAAGCAGTTGAGGAAGCTCCTGTTGTTGAGGAAACCGAAGCTGAGGCTCCAGAAGATGAAGTGGCAGAAGATAACGTAGAGGAAGCAGATGATGTTGCCGAGGACGTTGAGGATGAAACTCCAGAAGAGGACACTTTTACATTCGAGGATGTTGATGAAGCTCCATTGGATGAAGAGGAAGTTGTCGAGAAGATAAGCCAAAAGAAGACGAAAAAAAGGCTTCTAAAAAGCACGTTAACCGTATTATTGCTGCAATGTTGGCAGACAAATAATAAAATTAAAAATAAGGTGGTTTTTGAATAATGACTAAGGATAAACTTAAAAATATTATTGCTAAGAAACACGCTGAAAGAGTTGCAAAGAAGGAAGTTAAGGCTTCTCGCGAAGTTATTGCAAAACAGAGTAATGTTCTGTCACAGCGTTTGGCTAAAAAATTAGATATGCGTATGGAAAAGATTTTGTTTGATGCAGAGGAATTGGTTAAGAAGTATTTCCCGGCACGTTATGTAAGTGCTTCTTTGACCAAGCTACAGAAACAACTTATTAGTGAGGGCGTTTCTTGCACGTTTGATAAGTCTGTAACGAAGAAGCAATCAAGAAGACAGCAAAAAGCGATATTACGTCTGAAGAGTGCGACGAAGCAGTTAAGAAAATTGCAGAAGTTGTTGTTGCAGAGACGGAAGATACATTGGAAGCTTGCGATAAAGCAATTAAGAATCTTGCTAAAAAGCATTTTCCGCATAATAGAATTTCAACGGCGCATGTTATGCGCAAGCATGTTGAAAGCAAATTGAAGAATACGGGATTGAATTTCAAGTTCTGATTTGATGAAAATAAGACCAATTAATTGGTCTTATTTTTTTTTCTGTAAATAATATTTTGTTTTTGTAAAATGATAGGGGGATTAAATATGGATTATTTTAAGGGAGATAAAGCATTACTGTATTGTGAATTCAAATTAGAAGATAAAATTATAGCAGTAAACAATCCTAAAGTTAGAATTTTGCATGAAGTTGATGAAATTGTATATGAGGATTTACCATGGCAAACAATGAATAGTTTAGATGATGGATATTCTTATACATTTGATACAAATATTTGCGATAATTATGGACAATATGTTGTTGTATATAAAGGAACATATAATGGAGAGACGTTAAATGTTTTAGATAAATTTAATATAGTTGTAAAAAATGTTGAAGATGTAAATTCTATATATTTATATGGATATGTTAATGATATAAATAATAATAGATTGTTAAAAGGTTTAACTGTAAAAATCATTGAATTGGAATCAAACAATATTGTATTTTCAACTTTGACAGATGAAGACGGAAAATGGGAGAGTAGATTATATCCAGGAGATTATGAATTTATATTTTCTATGAATGGATATGAATCAAGGTCTGTTCGTGCACAAATAGGCGATGAGAATGAAGAAATTCAATTTAATAATATTGGATTAGAAAAAATTTCTGATAAAGCATTAGGTAATGGATTAATGAAAATTGAAGATGAATTTACTTCAAAAAATGATATGGGAATTGAAAATATTGATATTTTGATTTTTGATATTAATGATATGGATAATAAATTAGTAGAAACAAAAACAGATATTCATGGTAAATGGAAAGCTTTTTTGGATGAAGGAAATTATATTATGAAAATTAAAACTCCAACAGGTGTACAGAAAAAATTTAATTTGAATGTTTATAATAGTGGAGAAAAAACCATTGAGGAAATAGTATCAAAAGAAACGAAAACAAAAACAAAGACTGTATATAATGGTAATGGTGATAATGAGGTTATTGATTATATATTAGATGCACATGGTAATGGAATTGAAGGGGCAATCGTTGTTGCCAATGTTTATAATGTTGAAAAGGATTCTTACGAATATGTTTGCGAAGATGTTACAAATGTTGATGGTAGTTTTAAGTTAAATCTAAATAAAGGCAAGTATAAGTTCGTTATTAATAGTGAAGGATTTAAATCAAGTGAACAAATAATTGATATTTAACGTAATAGATTGACTAAATTGAGCTATTTTATTAATAGTAAAAAATGATTAATAATTCAAAAGGAAGTAGATATATATGAGTAAAAAGAGCGTTGCAGCAGGTGGTTTTAATATGCACCATGATGACCATGGACTCAGTAAGAAAATGAAGGGATTGGCAAAAAATCCAAGTCCGAAAATGTTAAATTTGTTAGATGATTTTGTGGATAAGTATCCTGATTTATTTGAAACGCAGGTTTCTAATGATGAGGTAGCAGAAACAATGTCGGAAGATGCAGATTTTATGACAGACGTTATTGAAGCATTAGCAGAAGAATTGCCAGATTTAAGCGATTATGATGCTGCTGATATGGAATATGCATGTGATAATTTGTATGATGATGAGGGATTTGTTGGCGATTTAGCACAATTGGTTAATGAGTGATTTTATGAAAAAGCGATTAATTAAAGCAATAACTAATGGGGATTTAGAAGATGTTAAAATTGAAGTAACTCCGCAAGATGGAGAAAATATGGAAAAATTAAAATCTTTAGATTCAGCAGAAGTCCGTACAGGAACATGCCCAAAATGTGAGTATTCTCCATTAGAAAACCAAGAGGGATATAAGGTTTGTAAAAATTGTGGTACGGCATATAAAATATTTAATGATGAAACATATGTGGTATATTAATTATTGAATTGAATGTATTTGACTCATAACTATTAGTAGAAAGAAAAACTATAAAAAGCTAAAAGACGATTAATATAAATATTATTAATCGTCTTTTTTATATTTAAATTATGAAATACATAATTAAGTGAAGTGTGGTGATTGATTTGGTATATCCTCGTATGACATATTATACTAGGCTATTAGATAATGTTGATGGGCATCAGTTATTGGGATGGGCTAGTACGTCGATGAATAAAAAAATATATTATGGAAAATGTAATGGTTTAAAAGGTGGAGAATCAGAATATGTTGTTGAATTCGATATTTGGAATAATGAACCAGCATGGGATGGTGGAACTCCCCAAACTATTGCACAAAATGCAACAAATTGTAGATTAGAAATAGAAATACCACCGGAATCAAGAAATTTATCTCCATTTCTTTATGCTAGATGTACGACATTAGATGTTAAATCTGATTTTAAAGATATAAGTATGAGCCATAAAGAATTCAAAGAGATTCAGGGTAATGCAAGTGATGAGTATGGAACAATATTAGGCGTATCTGACCATGCTACAATTCAAACAAAAATTAAATTGAGGGAAAATTCATTAATAAGGCAAAGTCAATATAGCTTTAATTTGAATTTTTTATATAACTATGAGTAAAATGCATTGGGAAATATTAACAAAAAATGATATTTTGATTTCTGAATATGACAATTCTTTTTTAGAAGATACGCGAGATATAAAGATTTGTTATTTTACAGATGGAAATGTTTTTTGTGGTGTTAAGGATAACCTTAATTTTTTTATTAATAATAAAGTTTTTGATTTTAAGTTAAAACAAAAAATAACTAGTTTTTTTCAATTTAAAACACAAAAATATAGCTTGTTTAATAATAGTCAATTGATTATTTATAATGTTGGAATTAATACAGTTGATGATAACTATAAATATAAATATACAATGATTATTGATGATAATGCTATAAAATTTAAGGCAGAGAAATTTCAAGAAGATAAATTAATTGAACATAAGTTAATTAATTTGGGGTGAGGAATGTTGAAACAAGATAAATCTATAACTTTTGAATGTTATTTTGATGCAATTGGTAGGCAATCTTCACACGTTAATAAATGCTTTTTTGATGTAGTAACAGAAGAAATATTTATTTCAAATTTATATACAAATAATAATGTGATTAAAAACCCGTCTTTATTAGATGTGAAAAGATATAAAGCTAAACCAATTGTGGGAAAGTTACAGGATAATGATAAAACTTATACAAATGCGAAGATTGTATTTATAAAAAATAATGAAAAAACGAGTACGTTTGGAGATGTTGTTTCAGAGATTTGTTATACAGATAATGGTGGTAGATATATAGCATATATTGAACCTGGACTTTATAACATTGAAATTTATATAAATAATAAAAAAATAATCAAAAGAAATCAATATATTGGTAATGGATTGAAATTCCAATACTATTTATTAATTGAGGGTCTAATTTATAGAAAATATAAAGATACTGTTTCTTTTTGCGGTACGGATTATAAAAACATTTATGGACAATTGATTGATAACAAACATACGCCAATAAAAAATGCAGAAATAATCGTTTTACAAGATGGAGAATTAAAAACATATGTAAAAACAGATGAAGATGGTAAATATAAATTTGCATTAAAAAATGGTAATTATGAAATAAAAATACGGTCAAAACAATCTCCTGTAAAGTCAACAAAAATATGTTTGGATGATTTACATGGTTTTAGTGAACAGTTGAATGGCAGTTCAATTTTGTTTAATAAGAATGTTATGATTAAGTTATGAGGTGATTATTTTTGAATATACAGGTATTTAAAAAGAATTTGTTACCACCACAAAATGTCATAATTTCGTATCCAAGAGATAATTCACATATTGTTGTGACATGGGATGAAGTAAGGAATCCAGATAAGCATGTATTAAACAAAGAAATAAAAAACATCTATTATAATTTATATAAAGGAATATCTCAAAATGGTATTTTTTATCAGGTTAATGCTAAACCGTTAGTGACAAATAGATTTGAAGATTTTGATATTAGTAGAAATCCAAATGTTGCTAATTGGTATAAAGTGTCTGCCGTATATGAATCAGATGGTGATTTTATTGAAGGTGCATTATCAAGACCAACATGTTTTCAGGTACATAACACAGATAGATGGTTTTTCAAAATGAATGAACGTAGTTTATGGATTTTGAAAAATACAGGAATGCTATTTGATTTATACACTAGGAAAAATGATGGTGAACATTGTACACAATGTTATGATGAAATTCGTGGTCGTGCAGGAACGCAAGATTGTCCTGTTTGTTATGGAACAGGATACGTTGGTGGATATGACCCTGCATTCCAGCTCTACGTCCGGTTGAAGCCTGTTGAGACTTCAATGGGTATAAGCACCCAAATGTTAGTTCAAGACAACTCACCGGGAGCGTGGACGATTTCAAACACTAAGATTATGAACAGAGATATATTGATTAGTCCAACAGGAACGATATATCAAGTGACTGCATCTATGATAAATCAAGCTGGCGGATATTTATTTCATCAAGAATTAAAATTAAAGGCATTTGATATGAAAGACCCTATTTATAATATGAAGCGAACAACTTTGTATCCAAATTTGTAAAAAAGTAAAGGAAGAATTAAAAATGAAAAAAAGATTAATTAGAGTAGCAGAAAACAATGAAGTTAAGGTAAGTAATGTTAAATTTGAATTTAGTGCAGATTGGATTGATTTTACTGCTAAAGACGTTCCATCAGCATATTTTGCTTCGGAAACAGGAAAAGAATGGTTAAAAAAACAATTAAAGGCTATTGGTAAAGAAAGATTTAATTCCGATAATGCATTTAAAAATTCAGTAAGAAAAGAATATTTTTATGTTAATAAAGATGCAAAAGAAGAAGACGCCACCGATGAAAATTTGTTAAATGATTTAAACGAATATATTGATTTTGTGGTAGATAACAACAATTATTCGGTTAATTGATAGTATTAAAAAATAACAATGCGTAATTAAAATTTATAAAATCGTGTTAGGATAACTAGCATATTTTATATGCAATAGTGTGTATAAATAATAAAAATAAATAAAAATATTTCTTTAATAGAACCAAATAAAAAAAGAGGTGTGTAGGGATGTTAATGGAAAACGCAATTAAGCACACCAAAGATGTTTTTATAACTTTTTTGCGAATATATTTTAATAATCCTGCAAATTATAAAAACAAATTACCTATTCAAATAAGTGATGAACATTTTAAGGAAACGGCTTTTTATGATTCTGAACCAGAAGAATTAAGAACGTTTCCAACAGTTATTATAAGTGCATCAACGGGCAATATGATAACCAGTGGATTAGGTGATATGTGTACGGAAATAAAAGACCCACGTACTAGTGCAATAATTGCTTATCGTTATCAGGGTATTTATGAATTCGCAATAACGATAGATATTGGTTGTAGAAATCCGTTGGATAGAGAAGTTTTTACTGATTTGGTTGCGAAAGCGTTGAGATTTTCATTGAGACGTTTTATTCAAAATCAAGGGGTAATAATTAAAGATGTGTCTTATGCTGGAGAAACAACAATAGATTACAACAGTGATAAAATTTATGTTTCACAGTTAAGAATAAATACCTGGTCTACATGGATTGAAGACGTTGACTTGCTTGACCCGAATGAATTTAATGTTAATGTTGACATGAATTTGAAAGTTGATGATAAGTGGATAGAACATAATCCTGTTACTAGGGATGAAAAAAATATTGAAAAAAATGGTGAAAATAAGTAGCCATTTAAAATAAAATGGATGGAGGTAGAAATATATGCCATATAGAGTTCCTGGTGCCTATGCTCGTTTTGTAAAATCAGCAAGCACTGTAAATAATGTAGGCGCAACACGTGCGCTAGGTTTGATTGGTACGGGTGCAAATTATTTCGAAGTATATAATGAAGCAATTAAAAAAAGCGATTCGCAATCATATGACACATTAGCATATAAAAATGTTTTTGAAATTATTTCTGTTACAGATAAAGCTTTAAGCAATGGTTCTATTGTAAAAGGTTCAAAAGAGTATGAAGAGGGCAAGGCTTTCACTCTTAAAGAGGGAAATAAAATTGCATGGAATACGATTCAACCTGGTGAATATGCAATTACTGCACAGGCAAATGAAAGAAGCTTGAAATTAAAAGAACAGATTGAAGCTATTGTTAATGATAATCAAGAATATGCAATTGTAGATGGTTCTTATACGTTAGAAATTACATATTTGGAAGACGCTTTTGACCATTCCGATTCAGCACATGTTAATTGTGGTTGCTATCGTGTAACTGATAATTCTTCTAAGAAGATTATTGGTGAATGGGGAGTTAGTAATGATTTTAACACGGAAGCTGTTCCTGGTTTGAAATTGAAAATAACGGACTTGTTTGTTCCTGATACTACAGGTGAATCAATTACAAAAGTTGGTGACAGTGTAACTATTACAACAACTGCTGCAAAAACGGAAATTGAACCGCAAATTGTTTTTGATGAAACAGTTCCGGGATATTCTCAGAAATTGAGAGAATCATTTGTTCCTGTTAATAAGGAAGAAGTAAAATCTGCTGAAGATTATAAATATTTCTTAGTAACTGATTCTGATGAGGTTATTAGTGGAACGTATGATTTGGAAGTAGTTGATAGTGCAACAAAAGAAGTTCAGATAACAAGAGTTTCCGACAACACTGTTATTTATGGCCCGAAAAAGGTAGATGCAGTATCAGAATATTTGAATATTATTCCTGGTATTACATTCTTGCTGCCAGATTTTGATAAAGATGTTGTTAATACAGGTGATACGGTTCGTATTGTTACAACTGCTGCTACATTTGGTGAAGCAATTGCAGAAAATAATGTATATTATATTTCTTATAAGTACAAAAAAGCTGTTGAGGATTATGAACCAAAAGTTTTCTATTCTTATGACGATGTTGTTCAAGAATATGGCAACTATGATGTAACGGCTTCTTCAATTGTAACAAATTCATTGGCATTGGGTGCAGAACTTGCATTTAAGGCAGGAGTAAATCCAGTCGTATGTGTACAGGCTAAAAATGATTCTGATTATGAAATGAAGGCTGCTATTGATAAATTGACTAAGGATGTTGCAGGTGTTGATAATGTTAATGCGATTGTTCCATTGACAACTTCAACGAATGTTGGTTCTTATGCTCAATCTCATGTTAATACAATGTCTGCTGAAAGTGGAAGACATGAGCGTATGGTATTCTTATCTTCTTATGCAGGTCAGAAGATTAATAAAGCAGCAACTGCTGCTGATAAGACTTTGGGTATGAAACAACAAGCAGAAGCTTATTCTGATGAACGTGTTGTTTATGTAACTCCTGGTCGTGTTTCTTATGATGTTAAAAACTTGTCAACAGGTAGAATTAATACTCGTACATTGCCTGGTTGTTATTTGGCATTGGGTGTTGCTACGGTTGCATTTACGCATGACCCAGCAGAGCCATTAACACGTAAGAAAATCGCATGTGGATTTAACTCATTATTGGATACATATACGGAAGTTGAAAAGAATGCACTTGCCGAATCAGGTTGCTGTGTTGTTGAAGAAAAATCTAATGGTATTCGTGTTCGTCATGGTATTACTACAAAAGATGATGAGATTATCACAACAGAAATCACATACGTACAGATTAAAGACTATGTTATTGCACAGGTTCGTAAATCATGTGATGAAATGTATGTTGGTATCAAGAATCTTCCTGCTGCTAAAACAAACATTAAATTCACAGTTAATAGTATTTTAAGCCAGTTTGTTTCACAAGAAATAATTTTAAGCTATACAGGCCCGACTGTAAAAGATAGTGCGGATGACCCACGCGAAGTTCTTGTTAACTTTGAAATAGAAGCGGTTTCTCCATTGAACTATATTACGATTAGCTTTGGTATGAGTGCTTAATTTCAGAATATTATAAAATTTTAATGGCAGGTGATTTTTAATGGCATTAGTAAGCGGTACAAAATCAGCTTATACTTCAAGTACAAATAAAGCATTAAATACTCAACGTGCCACAGGTATGCCAGAGATTGCGGATAATTCCGCATCTCTACCTGTAACTAGTACAAATATTGAAATATATTCAAATAACATGAGAATCGGATTTGTACAGTCCTTTACTCCATCTGAATCTAGAGATATTGTTAAAATACAGGAACTGGGAACAGAAGGTGTTGTCCAATCTGTTCCTGGTAATACTCGTGGTGGTCAGATTTCATTATCACGTTTTGCGATATTTAATGGTAATTTATATAATGCTTTAGGCTTAACCCCTTCAGGTCAGTTTACAACTACTGATGGTCAGGTTTATAACTCAGCTACAGCATATAGTAGTTCAACAAATACATTAGGTAATCCATTTAAGACTTTGAAAGAACAACGTGTTCCTTTGGAATTGCAGGTTAAAACAAAGTTGCCAGATGACCAAAATACAACGTATAATGTTGAAACGTATACAGATTGTTGGTTGCAAACATATTCTAAAGCAATTGCAAGTGGAACAATTACTGTAACAGAACAGGCTACGATTCAGTATTCTGATGTATATAGTAGTGTTATTACGAATAATGGTTAATGGGGGTGAGTAGATAATGGCTTATGATTCAACTAGACACTTTAATAACTTTGGTCAAAACACTTCTACAAACACTCATAGAGCTACGAGAAATGATATTCGTGTAGCAAATAACACTATGAAACCATTGTCCTCATATGATAATGCAGGGGCAATGACTTCCACTAACATATTTATTTATGCAAATGGATGTATTGTAGGAATGATTCAATCATTTAATGTTTCTGAATCAAGAAATATTAATAAGTTGCAAGCTATTGGTTGGGAAGGTGTTGTACAGGCAGTTCCAAACAATACGAATGGTGGTACGATTTCTGTTAATCGTATTGCATTATATGAATCTTCAATTTGGAATGCATTAGGCTTAACTACCAATGGCGTTCCATTTAATGAAGTTGGTTCTAAGGTTTATGATTCGAAAGATGGAACTTCTAACACGTGGGATGCACCAACGGTTAAAAGCGAAGCTGATGGTTATAAAACAAAGACAAGATTAACATTTAAAACTTTGAAAGACCAAAAAGTTCCTTTGGAAATACAGGTAAAGACAAGACGTGAAGGTTCTGATGATGTATATTATGTAGAAACTTATATTGATTGTTGGATTCAAAGTTATTCTAAGACGTATTCAGTGCAAAATATTACGGTAGCTGAACAAGCAACAATTTCTTACGCTGACGTTTATTAATATAAAAAGAGATACAATTATGTATCTCTTTTTTTTATTAGTAATGAAACACAATCGACATTTTATTTTATTATTAGTAAGGATGATTGAAAGTTGGTGAAATAATGGAAGAAAATAAAGAACAAACACAGGAAGAAAAAGAAAAAAAAGATTTGCTTGAACAAATAATTTTTAATGGTTATGCAGTAAAAATTATTGATAGATTTAAGAAGCACTGGGGATTTAAAACATTGAACCGTCAGGAACATGCAAGAGTTTGGTCTATTTCTACAATTGTTGATGATGATGCTACTAGTTGGTTAAATTTTAAAATAACCGTAATAAAAACAGCATTGGTATCAATTAACAATATTGAGATTGACGAAGATTCGAAAGAAGAATTATTCCATAAATTACCAACGCAAATAGTTGACGAACTGTTTAGTGAATATCAGAAATTGGATAAAATGCAATTAGAAGCTATAGATAATTTGGAACAAATAAAAGACATGAGTAAAGATTTTTTTTCTCGTGTTAGATTTAAGGTTATGAAAGCTTCAGGAGCATTGCCAACAGAAGATAGAGTTAAAAAAATGAATGACCATCAATGGTTTTATTATTATTATCAATTATTAGAAGATGAAAAAGAAGAAGAAGAACGCTTAAAGCATAAAATGGATTATATGGCATTTTATATGAATCCAGAATTGGCAATGAAAGTTAGAGAACAAGAAGATTCTGCTAAAAATGGAACATTAAAACCAAATAATGTAGATAGAACAAAGGCGCATGAGGAAATTAATCCAAATAATCCAAATCAGATTATATCATATAAAGATACAACTGTAGATGATGATTTTGATAAAAAGATGAAAATGTTTATGAATGAAAATGAAATAACTGAATTGTCAGATGATGTTAGAAAGGGTGATGCAACTGAATCAAAAGAGGATTTCTTGAGTAGAGCAATTGCAAACACTAAAGTTGCTGATTCTGAAAATGAAAAAATATTAAATTCGATAAATAAAGATGCACAAAAAGCTGGAGTAAATCCAGAAGATTTAGATGCAATAGAAATTAAATAGTAAAGGTGGTGGAATTTATAAATGGATATAGACTCAAAATTTAATAGTTTTGATACTTCAAAACAAAAATCAGGAAAAGAAGGTATTACTTCAACAAATATTAGTGATGGTAGTAGTACAGAAATTGTAAATAATTTAGATGATGTTAAAAAGAAAGTTGGAGAATTAAATTCTGTATTAAAATCAATAACTGATAGTAATAAGAGTATGAACCAAAATTTCCAAAGTGATATAACATCATTGTCTCAATTGGTTGGTGACATTCAAGACGTATCGGCAAAATTGTCTGAAAAAGGTCAACAACTACAGATGAATAATGTTGAAAGTAAAATCGCTGAATTAAAAGATGTTTTTGAAAGTGTTAAAAACAATGTTAATTCAAATGATATTTCAAATGCAATTGAAGCTGGAATTAGACAAGGATTAGACTCGAATTCAGGTGAATTAATAAAGTCTATAATTGGAGACGTGGATTCTGGTTTTGCACAAGTTAGTGATTTGCTAAACAAAATTAGTGGTAAAATTGAAGATACTTCTATTAAAGCTAATAATTTTAGTGATGCAATGAAAGATGCTCAAAATTCTGCTAATCAGTTTGGACAAGAAGCTAATTCTGCAACGCAATCGGCAGAACAAGCTGGAGCACAAGCACAACAAATATTTCAAAATCAGGCACAACAATTAAAAGACCAGTCCGATACAATCAATACATTATTTGAACACATGTCTAAAGTTAATCAGATGAATGCAAATAGTAAAGAGTTCATCGATTCTGTTATGAATTCCATTACCACTGTTGCTGGAATGGATGTATTGAAACAAATTTCAAACGTTGCAGACCAGGCAACGCAAGCTATTAATAATGGTGGATTAACTAACGAACAACAGGCAAATTTAACACAAAACACTAGCAATACATTAATTGGCTCAATGACCAATATGTTAAATGAAATCAAGGCTAATAGTGATTCAGATATTCAGCGTTCAGCTTCAAGTCATTTATTGGATTTTATAGATAATTCGAAACAAATGATTCAAGGACAAATACGTGTTTTAGAATGGCAGTCAAAACAGGAGGGTGGAAACTCCACACAAAGTGATGCATATTCAAAACAAGTAGAGATTTTAACCGATGGGTTAAAAATGTTTCAGGAAAACGTTGAAAATGCGAAGAAAGAAATAAATGCTATTATATCTAGTTCTATTTCAGAAGAAATTAAACAGGATATGGCTGATTTTGAAAACATTAATAATCCTGACCCTGAAAATGCAGTAAGAAAAAGAATCGATTTAGATATCGCTTCTAGGAATTATGGTACATTAGCTTCTGGTGTTGCTGGTGGTATTGATGGTTCTAGTAGCGCATTAGATGCATTGGGCGAAAAAAACGGAAAAACAGGTGGATTATGGTATAAATATGTTAAAACAGGTAATCTCCTTGGAAATGAATCTGATTTAAGTAGGAATTTGCAGAATGAAAAAAGAACAGGAATTCTTTCTCAAATGGAAATGCCTAAATGGACACAAGACCTGGAACGTGCCAAAAACGCACAAGATAGAGAAGCTATGCAAACTGCAATGGGTGGAATGTCTACAATTTCAAGTGCGAATGCAGATGCCGTAATTAATACTGCTGGAGGAATGAACTTAAAAAGTGGTGGTGGTAAAAATTTATCTCCTGAAGATAAAAAAATATTGGATGGATTTGGCAAGTCTGTAGAGGAAGCATTGAAAAATGTTAATGCAACTATTAGAGCGGTAGAAGAAATTGACCCAAATGATGAAACGCTTGGTAAATTAAGAAGCCAAAGTGAAGCATTAAGTGATATAAAATCACAAGTAGATGCTGTTAAAGATAAATCAAGTAATTTAGCTACAATATTCACAGATATTTGGAGTGGCGTTAAAAAATTCAAAAATCTGCTTGCAGGTGGATTGGGCTTATTAGGATTAGGCGCATTATTACATCCATTAAGTTTTATTGAAAAAGGTGTAGGATTAGAAGAAGATGAAGGTAAACGTAGGTATAACATGGCAAAAAGCGATGCTTATATGGGTGCTGACTTCAATCCTGCAAGAATGAAAGAATTTGCCAGAACAATGGGTGACGAATATTATTCAATGACTTCTGGAATGATTGGTTTTGACGAACCAATGAAATATAGAGACGCTATGGTTCATGGGGTTGGTGGACATTATGGTTCATCTCCAAACATGGCGGCCGCTGATATGGATGTTATTGCAAAAAACACTTTTGCAATAAGTAAAGTTTATGATATTTCTAGCTCTACAGTGGCTAATATGATGAAGACATTCTATAAGGATTTGGGAATGTCTGCTAATGAAGCTTCATATACATTAGTTAGTTTAGCACAAACTGCAAATTCTGCTGGTATTCCTGTTGAAAAATATGTACAAACAGTTACAGGAATGGCAAATAGCTTGCGTGAAAGCGGAGTTGACGGTAGACAAGTATTGAGTTCAATGAACGCTTTGGTAGGTAGAGGATTGCGTGTAGAAGATGCTCAGAGCTTAGTTCAAAGTCAAGCAAGAGCTAACACTAACATGGCAAAGGACTATAACAGTAGTGCGTTTTTTGGTATGATGGCTGGTCAAGGTGGAGACCCAATTTCGTTAATAAGTCAAGGATTAATGTCTCATGATGAAAAAGGTGCTCCACGTGGTGATTATTATCAGGTTATGGCACAACGTGTTATGCAAGAAGCTATGTTTAAGGGTTCTATTGGCGGTGGATTAAATAATGGTGCCGGACTTTCAATGTTTATTGAGAGTTTAAGACAAAGAGGTTATACCGACAAAGATAGTTCCATGATTGCTGATGCTGCACAAAAAGGTCATACTGGATTAGTTGCAGATTTGTTATCAAAAGCAGATGCACATAAAGATGGTGGTAAACAACAATTAGCAGAAGCTATGGTTGATGCCAAACAAAAAATTGCAGAAGCAACCAAGCAGTTAGCAGCTACACAAAAAATTGAAGCTGATGTAACCATGGCAGAAAAACATGTTGGTGAAGCTATCAATGATTATTTGACTGGTCCTCTTAGCATATTTAGAGAAGGATTTGCAAATGCTTTAGATACAATTGTATCTAAAATTTCTGATTTTGCAAATAGTTTAAATAACTTTCTTAATTCTAAGGTTGGTCAAGAAGTTACAAGTACAATAGGAGACCACCCATTATTAACATTGGGCGGTGTTGGTGCAGCTGCAATTGGCATACCAATGGCTGCTCGATTTGCTAAAAACAGAGCAGGTCAGTTTATTAAAGAAAAAGCGTCTGACCTTGCAACTCATATTCCATCAGGGACAAAAGGAAAAATTGGTGCAACAACTGGATTTTTGGGAAAGGCTTTACCACTAGCATTAGGAGCAGCTGCAATTGGTGGAGTTGCATATGGCGCATATAAACTATATCAAATGTTTTCTAGTGGTTCAGCAAAGGCGCAGGCTGTAAATGGAGAGCAATCATCTCAATACATGAGTAATTATTCAGGCTTTATGAATGAATATCAAAAACATCAAGCAGATAATAAACCTAGTGAGTTTGATAAAAACGATAAAGATTGGGCTAATGATTCTCATACTAGTTATGGTGGAAATCGCGGAGAAAATAAGGCTTCAACCGCACCTAATAGTGAACCTGATTCATTGCTTGATTTGACAAAATTCGGATATTCTCCTAAAAATGCAGAAATGATAGAACAAAGTATTAGAAATAAGCTTGATGAGCCTTCAATAGATTTGCCTGGAGATAAAGATTCAGATGGCAAGACTAGTGGATTTATGTCAAATAAAAATTTGAAAGAGTTGGGCGCAACAGCAGGATTAGTTACTGGTTTAGCACTTGCAGATGGAAGGAGAAATGATAAGGCACAAAACAATCAAGAGTCAAGAATGTTAGGTGATTTGTCCACGTTGAAACGTGCAGGTAAATTTGCAAAATTTGGTGCACCTGTGATTGGTGGATTGATTTCAGCTGGTTCTGAAGCCGTTGATTATTTTCAACATCCAGATAGATTCACTGGTGGTGAAAGATTTGCTCGTGGTGCATTGGATACTATTGGTACTGTTGGAGGTGGATTATTAGGTGCAACATTAGGTTCAGCTGCTGGTCCAGTAGGAACTTTTGCAGGTGGTGTGGCAGGTGCTACTGGTGGTCAATGGTTAGCAAATCAAGCAAAAAAAGCATTTGGTATATCAGATGAAGATGGTATTAAAAGAGAACAAGATAGATATGCTCGAACTGTTGATGGCGCAAAGGAAAAATATACACAAAATTCAAATAGTTTGGTTAATTCTAATGACGATAGAGCAAAATCGGCAGATAGAGCTTTACGCGAACATGGAATGAAGTTGGATGGATTAACAAAAGACCAACAACAATATATGGATAATATATTCAATCAATTAAAAGCTATGGGATTAAGTGATATGGTTGCAAGTTTTTTAGCTGGGCAACAAACTGCTTCTCAAACAGAACAAAATAAAAATGATACGCAATTTGCATTTGAGAATGATGACACTACGAAAAGTAATTTTTTGGCATGGGAAGCAGAAAAAATGGAAAGTCCTGTGGATGAAAAAATGCTTAATATGGGTTCAAATTATTATTCTCATTCAGATTACAACGCAAATGAGGATTATTGGAAAGCTGAATCGATAGAAATTCAACATGCAGTTGATGCGCATAATTCAGCAATGAAACATACTTCTGATGGTAGTGTTGATTGGGACGCTGTTGGAAGTGATTTGGGAATAGATGCTGATTCTGCTGAAAGTTATAATAATAAATTTATTGCATTAGAAAATGCAAATCAAGATAAATTTAAAAACAGTGGTGCTACTGGTAATATTTCAATCGCAGATGCAGGTGGAAATCATCCATATAATGCATGGACGATTGAAGGTAGAGCTGCTAATGCATCCATGAATAAATTTAGTAACGCTGATAAAGAATCATATATGATGTCAGTAAAAGCTGACCAAACAGGCGATGGTACTGGTAATGGTGATAACAAAGATGCAAAAAAAATCGCATCAAAATATAATGTTATCCCTCCATCTTCTACAGATAATAAAGATGGTCAAATTGCAAAAATAATTAATAAAGCAAAAAGTTTGGTTGGTTCAGCATATAGTGATTATGATTGTAGTTTGTTGACTCAAACCTCTTATGCAGCTGGTGGAATTTCTCTTGCAAGACAAGCTGATGACCAATATGGTCAAATGAAAGAAGCAGGAGCATTATCAACTGATTTTTCACAAATAAAGCCTGGAGCATTGTTGTTTAGACAAGGTTCAGAACCTGGAAAATATGGAATTGGACATACAGGTATATATATTGGTAATGGTAAGTATATTCATTCTGGTGGTACTGCTTCTGGTGTTACTGAACAAAATTTTGACCCTTCAAAGTGGCAAGCATATGGTAATGCAGAAGGTTTAGGAGCTACAGGAAGTTTGCCTGATAATTATACTCCTGGGGCAGGAGATGGAACTGGTAGTAATACTGCTCAAACACCTGAAGAAGCATTAAATAATGCAATGAAAGGTAGAGATAATTTATTAGCTCAATTCGGTAAACTAGCTGGTGGTATAAATAATGCAGAACTGTTAAAGGATAAAGTTGCTTCAGGACAATTAATTATTGATGGAACGACAGCATTATCTTCCAATGGTAAAAGTTTAACATTGGCAGGAGTTCGCAAAAATTTCCGTATGAATTCAGGAGAAAGAGATTTTGATAGATATGGTTATGGATTGCGTGGAGCATTTACTGGTGATGGTAAAGTTGCTTTAGATAAAGATGGTAAAGCAGATACAGGCGTTTTTGCAATGACGAAAAAACTCAATGAAAAATATGAACCAAAAACTCCTAAGTATCATGCTTATAAAGATGCTGACCAGACATTGTTAAAAGCAAATGATAAGGCACAACTAGAAAAGGATGATATTAATAACAAAAATAATGAAGCATATAAAGAAAATCAACGTCGAATTCAGGAAGCGCAAGATGCGGCTGTTGCAGAGAATAAAGCAGAAGATAAGCATAGTGTGGAAATAAATATGCAAATAATGGATGTAAACAATAATAAAAAGCAACTAGAAATATTGCAACAGAAAGTTGATATTGCGAATGAGCAAGCACGAGTTGCAACATCAAGAGTGAGAGATGTAATATTGGCAGTTAATTCGCAAGTAAAAAACAGATAATAAAATGTGGGAGGACTCATAAATGAAAAACTCAGTTGAAGTGGGAGCAGGTTTAATTGAAACAAAAACTTCATTAGATTATGAACAAGAACAACGACAAATAAATAAAATGGTAAAAAACGTTAATGATGTACAATCAATGTTAGGTTTATTTTCTACTTCTACTGATGGTTTTTCAAAAGAAATAACAGATACAGTACAGTTGTGTAAACAATACTTAGAAAATATATTGAATGCATTTGATGCGATGCAGAAAATAAAATTAGATGATTTTGTTAATAATTATGTTAAGTCGCAAAAACAAATTAATGATAAAATTATAATGTCATTAAGTTCTTTAGGCGATTTACAACAATTATCAGAAATAATAAAAAATCAAATATCATTAACTGATGATGAGAAAATAAAACGACAATTATCAAAATTAAATACTAGCATACAAGATTTGGCATGTGATAAAACAATTATTAATAATATTGTAAATAATGTTGATTCAATAGGAAATGTTATTAATGATAGCAATCTAAAAATAAAAGATGGATTGATAAAGAATTTTGGTAATGCATTTGGTGCAGAATTAATTCCTAAAGCGGTAAAAGCGTTGTCAAGTGGAAATGTTGATATATCAGGTAATGATATGTTAACAATCCAATTAAGTGATTCATTGAAAAATCAATTGGAACAAATGCAACGTATATCGGAAAACGGTACGCAAATAATTGATGATTTGGAAATGATAGACGATATCGTGTTGGCGAAAATCAGTCAATTAGAGTCAAATAATTCTGAATTATTATCTGCAATAAATAATACAAAAAAACAATTGGCAAGTGCTAAAGGAAAAGACTTAAACAAAACTGTAAATTCACTTAGTGGAATGAATGAAGGACTTATGACTGTTGTCGTTCAGTTGAAAGAAATTTTGGATACTGAAGGAATTTCGGAAGATGATTCTCAAAAAGTAATTCATTCAATAAAAGACTATATGGCATTAAGCGAGAAAACATCAACCATATTAAATTCCATTTTAATTCAAGATGGAGATAGTAATAATATAGGTGATTTGATTTCACAACTTAATTTTTCAACAGTTAGTGTTAAACCTATTTTTGATGATTTTCAAAAACTAGAACGCACAATTTATTTAAAAAAATTACAAAAATCAGCTACAGAATTGAAACAAAAATTAAATAGAAACGATTCAATGGTAAATCATTATATGGTTGCTTCTGATATGAATAGAGCAAATAGTACTGGTTCAGTTGGATTAAATGATTCTGTTTATTTTAACATGTCAAATAGACTTAGCATGAATAAATTTTCTGTTTTAGGCGATATGGGATTTGCAAATCAAAACAGAGAACTATCAAGGACAATTGATTTAGGTAATAGTCAATTAGAAAGTGTTTTGAAAGAAACAAATCTATATAGAAACGGAAATGAATCAACATTAGAAGCAGGTATTAGTGGCAATTTAGACCATGCAGGTCAAATTGGAATACAGGTTGCAGATGCACAAACAAAAACATTAAGCGGATTAAATGTTTCATGGATTCAATATGCAGGTATGAATCAAGCGGATAGTGCTGATTTTGAAACCATTAAAGTGTCTGCAAAACAATCATTAGATTATGTTAATAAAATAGTTTCAGCTTTTGAGGATTTAGGTAAACATGACGAAACATACAGGGCATTAAAAGAACGACAAAAACAATTGAAACAAGAGGTTGAAAAAGTAGAAGATTTAAGAAAGCCTTTTGAAAATTTAGCTAGTGTATTTAAGGCAATTGGAAAAGCTAAAAATTTAGCTATAGGTGTATTAGCAGGTGGATTGGGTGCATTAGGTATAGGCGCATTATTTAATCCATTGAATGCGTTAAATACGGTTTTGGATAGATATAAAGCAAATGGGAAAATGAATTATCAATTATCCATGTCAGATGCATCTATGGGATTAAGCCCAAGTCATTCTAGAAATAATGCTATATCTTATGGTATGGGTCAATCTTTTTTTGGTCTTACTTATGGACAGGCTGGATTTGATGCTCCTGCTAATTTTTATTCAGGATTGGTAAAAAACATAGGGGGGCAATATAATTCTTCTCCTAGCCAAAATAGAGATGATATGCGCCAATTTACGGAGCAATTATTACCAGACAAACTTTTATATGATTTGCCCGATGAAGCAACTCAAGGTTTTATTAAAAACTTCTATAAAGATATGGGGATGTCTGTATCTGAAACAGTTGAAGAATTTAGAAAACTAGAAGGTTCTGCTAGACAATCAAATGTTCCTATGGAAAAAATGTTTGCTACAGTTAATCAATTGTCAAGTTCATTAAGAGATTTGGGTGTAAGTGCACCAAAAGTGGCTCATGCGGTTGAATCATTAACAGGATATAATGGATTAAGATTAGAAGACGCTTCACAAATGGTAAGCGAAACAGCTAATGTTAAAAGCAAAATGAGTCATGATTGGGGAAGAAGTATTTTTTGGGGAATAATGAATGGTGAAACAGATGACCCATTTACCATGGTAAACAAAGGTTTACTTAGTCATGATGAAAATGGAAAACCAATAGATTCTCATTATGACACTATGGTTGATAGATTATTTAAAGAATCATCTTATTTTGGAGATAGATGGGGTGGAGCAAATACGCCTGAAGGCGCACTTGATTTACAAGATAGATTGATGCGACAAGGGTATACTCAAAAGCAATCGTCTGTATTAACCAGTTTAGCACAACAAGGGAAATATGATGAGGTTAAAGAAAAATTAAAAGGCTATGATGCACAGAATGACCCAATGGCACCAGTTACAATGACACAAGATATGCTACAACAATTAGCACAGGCATCAAATCAATTGGCTGAAACGCAAAAAATAAAAGCAGAATATCAAAAGCATATGAATAGCATTGCAAATATTCTAGATACTAAATTGGGCAGTCAATTAAACCATTTTGCAAAATGGTTGGGGTTAAAAATAGATAAATATGCGAAAGCTATGGTTGAAGTTATTAAAATGATTGGTGGAGTGTTAAATTCTCCTTTAGGACAATCAATATTAAAAACATTTGCCAGTGACCCTATAAAAACAACAGCAGGTGTTGTTATGGCAGGAGTTGCAGCAAAAAAAGGATTGGGATATGTACTTAGAAGCTCTGCAAAAACAATTAGGCATCCTTCTTCAATTCCAGGTGGAGCAAAAGCAGTTGGTGTATTAGGACTATCTGCATTGGCATTGGGTGGTTTTGGTGCTTCAACTGCATTTGCTTCCCCTGTCGAATCTCAATCAGGTGAGGAAGTATCTGATAACAAAAGTAATGATAATTTATGGTGGAGTAAAATAGCTTCTTTATTTGAAAAAGGCGTTGCAAAAATACAACTTGTAACTGGTTCTGCACAAGACAGACATGATTTGCCAATGGAAGATAAAATATTTTTATGTGCAACAATGTTAGGATTACCAATGGGTTTATATAAATTGTATAAACATTTTTGTAAAACGCATACATTATCTGCTCCAACAAAACCAGTTTTTAATGAAAACAAACCTGTTTTTGATGAACAAAAACCAAATAAAGTTGGTAATCAACCTGCTAGAAAAAATTTCAAAAGTAAGGCAAAATATAACAAAGCGGTAGAATCACATAAAAAATTAATAGAAGCAAATAGAAAATATAAAGAAAGCGAAGCTAATTATAAAAAAGAAGTAGAAAAATACAACACAAATAGAGCAAAATTTGAAGAAGAACTTAAAAAATATGATGCTGAATTTGAAAAATACAAAAAAATGGCAAGAAATGAAAAAATTAAAAATCATGTAAAGGGATTTGGTAGTAATTTGGCATGGTCTATAGGTGCAGATTTATTAATAGGAGACCCAAGTCAAAGTTGGGAAAGACGAATAGGAACTGATGTTACCGAAGCAGGAGCGGGATATTTGGTTGATGCTGGATTAACAGCTCTTATGCGTAAAGTTCCTGGTGGTGGGCTAATCGCAAAAGGAATACGTTCTGCTGTTCCGTTTATTGGAAGCTCTTTAGCAATGATGGGAACAAATTCAGTAATTAATGGGTTTTTTGGTAATGATAATGATGATGAAGCATTAGCAAAGCAGGCAAAAATAATTAAGGGAAATATGTCTGATGTTGAAATTGAAAAACAACAGGAAATAATGGAACGATTGGCTGAAAGCCTTGGATTATCAAATTCAGATTTTATGCGTTATGTTCAGACAAGTTTGTTTACTCATGGTGTTGACATGTCTACACTTAGTGAATATGAGAAAAAGATTTGGGAAGATAAACTTATACAATTTATGGGTATTTATGGTGATATGGCACAGGCATTAAATGCTGCTGCACAATCATTAGCAAATATTAGAGCAGCAACGGCTAATTTAAAAACAAGACTGGGCAAGGATTTATCAAATGCAAAATTAGTAAAAGCAGCAGATGGAACAATGACTTTAGATGATGAGTCAAAACAAAAGATATATAATGAAGTCGATGACCAGTGGAAAAATGATGATAGTACAAAAGCGAACTGGTATGAAAAGCAAAGTAAAGAAGCAACTGAAAATGGTCATTATTTTGATTCTTCAAAGTTTGCTTATATTAGTTCTTATTACAATCACACACAAGATGATGCTTCAACAGATGATTGGAATGCTATAGCAAATGATATTAGATATAAAATTCAACGTGGAAGAACATCCGATGCAGATACGGTAGAATCAGGATGGCAATCATTATTTGGAAGTTATGCTGGTAGCGGTCTTTTAAGTGGCGATTTTAATGCATTTACAACAGACCCTAGTTCAATATCAAATAATACAATAAAATTGTTTTTGAAATGGGTAGCAGAACAAAATCATGATGAACAAAATAAGGCATATGACGAATATTATGGAAATCAACAGGTAGAAGATGCAGTTAAACAAATACAGGCTTCTCAAAATACGCCAACGGGTAATAGTAATGATTATTTAGGTGGCGGTGAGGGTGGATTTGATATGAATTATATGTATAAATCAGAAAGTTCACCTGGAGCAACAGATTTAGCAGGTGTTAATTCAAAAGTTGCTTCTGCAATGAATGCGGTTGCAAAAGAATTTTATGAAAGAACTGGTCATAAAATTACTATTACTGGTGGTGCAGAACGTGGATATCATAGTAGGGACGGACAAGTAGGAAGTCATAGTTCCGGTGCTAAAGTTGATATTGCACGTGACATGTCAGCAGAAGATGAAGATTTGCTAGAACAACTTATTGCACAACATGGAGGTGCAGCAGGAGAGGAAGATAGTGCGCATTTAGATGTTAGTTTTTATTCTAGTGATGGATTAGGCGGACCAGCAAGATATACACCTGATAAATATTTACTTACAGGTGCATATGGTCGTGGTGATGGAGATGGAACAGCTAATAATCCATTTCCAAATGTTAAAGCTCCAAAAATAGATTTATCAAAATTTAAACCAAAATCATTATCAGAACAGGTAGAAGATAATTCTAAACGATTTAATAAAGCTCTTAGTTCTATGGGGCTTTCTAGTGGTAAAACAGCGCAAGGAAAAATAGTTAATGGTATGTATGTTGATGTTGGTAGTAAATTTGAATCTATTGATTCCATTAAAAAAGAAATAGAAGAATCTAATAAAAAAGCACAAAAGGCAATAGAAAAAGGAACAGTAGAAAAAGGAACTGAAACTGCAAAGGCAAATTTGGAATCAATTGCAAAAAGAGTTGATGAAGAATTATCTCAACATCCTGAAGAAATTATAAAGAAAAATTGGAAATTCAGAGATATTTTAGCAAAGGTTGAAGAAATTGCTAAAGAGTATATGGAAAGTCCTTTGGTAACAGCAAATGTAAATTATAAATAATATAAACTATTATTTTTTTGTATTTTTAATATATTTCCTATGTAGCAGAAAGAAATAAATAATTATTGCGAAAGGAGCCGGTGATAAAATGCCAGCTAAAACAAATAAAATTGTTTCTCAGATGATTGAGGACTTAGTAAATATTGGTCAGGATACAGAGGAAGTTACTCGTTACGGTAAAACGTGGGGATTTAAATTGATTTCTTCTGAGGAATATTTGGATGCCTTGAAAAAGAGTTCAGGTGCAGATTATCGTGATGAAATTACACGTATGTATAAGATGCAAATTGAGATTCTTGAGAAAGCTCTTATGACAATTGATGGACAGGAAGTTGGGGAAGCTGAAAAGGAAATTCTGTTTAATGGTGTAAATCCGACAATTGTTAATAGCTTGTATCAAGAATTTGAGGTTATTCGTCAGAAGAAAGACGATGAACTCAAATCATTGGATAAGAAACCGACAAAAAAAGAAACAGCAAGTAAAAATGCTTCAATTGATGCATAATAAGTGCTCATAGTTTTAATGATTACATCTATTTTTTTAATAGATGTAATTTTTTTTAATGGAGAAATGTGAAATGGCTACAGATACAAAAGAATCAATAATTTCTATAATACAACAGAATATTAAAAGTGATGATGGATTAAAGAATGTGTCTGAAGGACTAACTAAGGTTTCTTCGTTATTGAATTCGGTTAATCAAACACTCATATCTTTGAGAACATCAGATACTAATAAAAATGTTATAAACAAATATTTGAATATAAAACAACAATTGCAGAGTATTGAGTCTGCAATTGATACATATCAATCTTTTGGTGATGGAACAAAAAAAGTTAATTATGGTTCATTACAAAAAGTAAATGTTAAGCTACAAAAAGCTGTTATGGAAGTCGTTAAGAACTCCATGGAAATGGTTAGTGATAATAATAATCAATTATCAAATGATTCAGTTAAATTATTGAATAAAATTTCTGCAATGTTTGATTTAAAAGTATTGCAAGATATTCATAATAATTATTCACAAGCAGGAGATTCACTAGTTAAATTAATTGATAATACAAAAAAGATAAGAAATGCCTTATTAGCTTCTGCTGAAGTGATTAATAAAACAAAAATAAATTCAGATATAATAAGTGAACAGAATTTAAATAACAAAACGGATTCTCGCATGTTGACTTCTATTTCTCAAACGATGAGTCACTTATATGATAATATTGCGAAATCAAATCAAATGTTATTACATATGACTGGTGAAGCTCCAGAAATGGATGCTTTAACAATCATTGGTAAAATAGAAGAAGTAAAAAACAATATAAAAAATAATCGTCAACAAGGTAATGTATCTGGATATTTAGATAGTTTAAAACAGTTACATGCACTTGCACAACAAACAATGATTGGGTTTTCAAAACATTCTGAAAATATGGAGTTTGAAAAATTCAACGATGTGTTCTCTAAGGTTGATAAAATACAGAAGGAATTAATGGTTGTAAAGCCGTTAATTGGTGAAGTATCTAATGTATTAGGACAAACGTATGATTTAAAACTATCTGAAGATTCTATGGCAGATGCTATTAGGCATATACATGAAAGCTATAAACAATCTGCACAACAAGAATTGATTTCATTAGCAAATAGGTTTCGTGATGTTGGTGAGAATTCTAGTGTAACAACAGAAATGGCTAGTAGAAGTTTGGCTTCTATTGGATTTAATCACAGCGCAATGACTATGTTAAATGATTTAAGCATGTCTAAAAGAAATGAACATACTATTTTTAACAATGGTTTTAGCGATAGTGTTGATAATTTAGAAAGAGTATATTCTTATAGCAATCAGGCACGAAACAGAGTTCAAAATTCAGTTGATAATACGAACAATAGTCATTTTAGCAAAAGCAATATATTGGTTCAAAATAGTCAAATATTGATTAACAACCAAATGAGAGAGAATAATGCAGTTATTGATGTTGCAGATAGTATTAGTGGTTTTAAATTAAAACATTTTGCAAATAAACAAGATAAAACAACTGCAACTGATGTGCGAAAAGCTATTGAAATGGCAATAGAAGATACAGTTAAGGCTATAAATGCGCAATCATTAATAGACCCAGACTCTAAAGTTGTATCTGCATTAAAAGAACAACTAGATAAATTGGAAAGCGAACGAGACGATTTAGATAATGCGATAAACAATAAAGAAATAAATTTTTATAAAGAGTTGTTTAAGGACGTATCAAGTGTATGGGGCGTATTGGGAAAAGGATTAGCAATGATGGGATTAGGCGGTCTTTTTTCCATTACAAAATTTGCTGATATAGTTAAAGAACGTTATACAAAAAATGGTCAATCAATATATAACAATTATATGTCCAACTATTCTATTGGCGCAAATGGTGCAAGTGGCGCAAGAGATTTGACATTTAATATGGGTAATCGATATTATGGAATGACATATGGAATGATTGATTTTGATGAACCTTCCAAAATGTATAGAGATTTAGTTAAACATGTTGGTGGTTCTTATAATTCAAATCCGAATTCAAATGCAAGAGATATGAATTATTTTACGCATAAATTGTTTGCGCCGGCGAATTTATATGGAATTAGTAATGGAACAATGGCTGAAGCATTAAATACATGGTATAAAAATAATCGTTCAGATGCGGAAACTGCAACCACTACTATTTATACAGTTATGGCTGATGCTCAAAAAGCACAAGTTCCTGTAGAACAATATATGAAGCAAGTATCAAGATTAACCAATACATTGCGTAATATGGGATTTGGTGGTAATCTTGCTATTAACATGGTATCAAGTATGGTTGACGATGGTATGCGTGTGGAAGATGCAGTTAATCTTACGGTAAATATTGCAACGGTGCAAACCAATTTTAGTAAAAACAAAACAAATTCATATTATGCAGTTATGGCAGGTCAAACAGGTAATATGTGGGAAGCAATCGGTAGTGCGTTAATGGTTGCTGATGAGAACGGAGACCCCGTTAAAAATAGATATAAAATGATGGGCGAACGTTTGAACATGAAATACAACATGTTAAATGATAGTTTTGGCGTGTCAGATGGAATGAGTAATTTTATCATGATGCAGAGCATGATGAATGATGGTATGACACAAAAAAATGCTTCTGTTTTAACATCAAAATTGGCAAGTGGAGATAAAGAAGGTGCAGGAAAGTATCTTTCTGGAATGGATGAAGAAGAACTTCATAAAAGTGAAAATGTAGAAAAAAGTCTAAAAGGATTTGAGGACTCACTTGCTAATGCTGGCAAACAGTTATCTGAAATGCAGAAGATAAAAGCTACACGTGTTTTGGAAGCCAATAAGTTAGCAGAATTAATTGACACTAAATATAAAAAACAGATGGACGAATTAGCTAATAATATTGGTAAAATTATCAAAAAACTAGAAGACGGATTTAAAGCCGTAATTGAGTTAATTGGTAAAATTGCCAAAAGTCCTATTGTTCATAGCATGTTATTATGGGGTGCACAAAATCCGTGGAAAGCTCTTGCATTAGGTGCTGGAGCATTTGGATTAGGTGCTTTAGCATGGCGTGGGGCAAAGCGTGGTGTTAAAAGCTGGTGGAATAAAAAAACAAATGTATCTAATAAAACTGTTGATGAAGTAGAAAAGATTGCAAACGAAGCAAAATCTAAAACTGGTGGATTTTTTAGTGGACTTAAAAACAAGGCATCAAAAATTTTTGGTAAAATACCAAATTTCTTAAAAGGGAAAAAAGGAAAATTTGGTGCATTAGCTTTATTGGGTGGTTCTATATTTGCTAATTCAGGTAAAAGTGAAGCTGCGACTCCTGAATTAGGTGAAGGAGAATCAGATGAAACCTATATAGATGGTTTAGCAAATATGTTTGATACAGGAACAGCTAAAATCCAATTTGTTAATAAAGATGGAACACCTGTTGATTTACATCAAGACAATAAAATACGTGATTATGTTTCTTCAACTGGATTTAGCAATTTCTTGTATTATGGAGCAATGGGATTAAGTTCATTTGCATTAACTAGGCATTTTAATAACAAGAAAAAGGTTTCTGAGGCAATTGAAAAAGAAGTAAAAAACCTTAATACTAAACACACAAGAACTAGAAATCGTAATTTAGCTAAAGCCCATGCTTTAATGGGTCAAAAAATAAAATATGATAAGGAAACAAAAACGTTAATTGATAAACAAGCAGAAATGAAAATAAAATCACAATCAATAGGTTCAAAAGTATTTAGTAAAATTAAAGGATTTTTGAAAAATAATAGAGGAAACTTTATTATGACAGGATTATTTTCTGCTTTTGATGAATACGAAAATGGAGGAACAAGACCGTGGTATGAGCACGTTGCTAGAGTTGGTATAGATACTGCCGTTGAAGGTGGGGCTTTTGCATTAGCAAGTGGAGTTACCTCTAAAATACCATATGTGGGAGGATTTTTAGCCCCAATTGCAGGAATGGCAGCAAGTAGTTTTGCTTCTAAAGGTAGTGATAAACTAAAGGAATTATTAGGAATCGGTAATAAAATTTCTGCTGAAAATATGGAATTTTTAAGAAGCTTGAATGCTGATACGGATATGTATGGTCATTCAATGGTTGATTTGATAAAATCTGATTCTGAACAAGGAAGAGCTATAAAACAATTTTTGGCAGAAAATGGAATTGATTATGATTCTTTGAATGCTTCTGAAAAGAAGATATTTAAACAAATGATGGATGATTTTTCTAAAGCACACGTTTCATTAGCTATGATTTTAGCAATGTCTGCTAAAGCATTCCAGGATTACAAAAACAGAGCTGCACAAAATCGTCGCAATAATCGTGGAAACAAACCATATAAAAATGTAAAATTGAATGAACAAGAGAAAGAAAGTGTTGAAACCAAATTTAATACAATATTTAATCCAGATAGTCCAGTTGAATATTATGCAGGTATTGAAAAAGCTGCTCAAGAGCATTATAACAAAGTTACAAATCAATTAGAAGAGTTTGATGGAGAACCTGATATAAGTGATGCTGATAATTATAATAAATATAAGCAATTAAAAAAAGAACAACATGAAATGGAACAGATTGTCAGTTATGCAAGATGTAAACAGGGTGATTTGCAACCACTAAATGATGAATTGGCAGGTTTAACGTTTGGTAGTGGAACAGATGAAAATGCAGTTGCTGGTAAAATAATGAGTAATTGGTCAGAAGTGCTTACAAGTGGTGGCGAAAATGGTTCTTGGGAAGACATATTAAAAAGAGAAACAAGAGAGCGACTTGAAGAAGAAGCGCAACAAGAAGCATATCAGGAAGACCCTAGTAGGGGTGGAAATGATTTTGGTGGGTCAGAAGAAATAGATAGATTTATGAGAGCACTTTCTGGTCAAGAATCAGGTGGTGATTCTAGTGCAGTTAATTCGCTTTCTGGAGCAGAAGGTACGTTCCAAATTTTACCTTCTAATTGGTCAGCATGGGCTGATGAAGCTGGTATTGGTCCGGATGCGCCGAAAACGGCAGAAAATCAAACAATTGTTGCACGGCACAAATTATTAGATTATTATAGTCAATATGGTAATTGGCAAGATGTTGCATCTTTATGGTATTCAGGTGAACCACTATCTAAGTTATCAGAAGAAGAAATTAATAGACCACAACCAGGTGGCCCATCAATTGGAGAATATGTTAATTCTGTGATGGGTAGAATGAGCGGAGATACAAGTAATGCTCCATATTCTTCTCCATCTTCTCCAACAACACCGACTAATAACGCAATGGGTGATTTACCACAAGATTCAGAAATGGTAAGATATTGTAAGATTGTTTCTGAAAAAACAGGCGTTAGAGCAGATTTTATTTTGGCACAGTTAATATCTGAATCAGGATGGGATATGCTTAATCAACATAAACCAGGATACAATTATGGTAATGCAGGTGATGGTGGTTATGCTACATTTAATAGCTTGGAAGAGGCTGCCAATTTTATGGCAGACCATTCCATTGCTTATGCTAAAGATAGACAAGCATTGGCAGCAGCAGCAAATAGAGGCGATGCAGCTGCATTTGTTCATATTTTGGCACAAAATGGATATTTTACAACACTGGAATCAAAGTATTTGGCAACGTTTGAAAGCGTTTTGGCACAATTAAAAAATAGGGGTGTTAATTTAGGCGCATTTGGAGCAGGTGATTTAAGCGGATTATTAAAGAATTTTAAACCAAAATCATTATCCGAGCAAGCAGCTGATAACGCAAAACGTTTTGCAAGTGCATTGCAATCTATGGGTATTTCTAGTGGGAAAACCGCACAAGGAAGAATTGTAGATGGTATGTATGTCGATATTGGTAGCAAATTTGAATCCATAGACGATATACGTAAACGCTATCAGGAGATGGGAGAACAGACCCAAAAACATGAAACATATATTTCTAAGGCACAACAGGCAACAGACGAAGCTGCAAAAAACTCATTAAAACAGGTATCAGATGCAACAAAGGCTAATTTAAAAAGTCAGCAAGATACAATGGAAATGTCTATGCGTGAAATGCAAAAACAAAAAATGGAAAAAGCTGAAAAACAAGAAAATGTTGCAATGATGGCAATAACGGGAAAACTGAAAGAAGGAAAAACGAGTGAGGAAATGGCAGAGAAAATAAAAGAATTCTTGGATTCAATAAAATGTGATGTTACTTTTAAAAGTATTGAGAATGTATAATCATTAATTTTATTTTTAACTGTATTGTTTTTATAGGGTAGGTGAAAGAGTTTGGATTATAATATTTTAGCAAATGTAGGTACAATTTTATTGTCAAATGCATTAAGAAAAGGTGATTCTTCAACTAGTAATGGAACTAATAATATAAGTTCTGCAATCAATATTCCTGGAACCATTGTTGGTAATTTGGCAACGGTTGTTAATACAAAAACATATATGGAACATTTTTCCAGATATAATAATTATGTTACCAGTAATTTAGGCGCAGCTCAAATGGCAGCTGATAGGTATATGTCTTTAAAAGAACGTGTACCTATGTCATTAGAATATTATCAAACTCCAACTGAAAAAAAAGAAATAGTTATGTATATAAATCCATCAAAGTTGAGCATTACGACGGCGAAAGTTAAACAAAAAGTATATACACGTGGTGGTATTTATTTTCATCATTATGGCGATGATGTTTGGACTTTAAAGTTAAGCGGAACGGTTGGGTATGCTTCAATGAAAGGAATTGAAGCATTAGAAGAAGTATATCATAATTCAGGGGCTTTATTAAAATATCAAAATATTAGCGTGTCAACAGTTCATACAAATCAAATAACTAGTTTAAGTGGGACATCTTCTGCTAAAAATGAATCAATTTCAGATTCAATAAATGGAATGTTGAAATCATTGACAGGAAGTAAATCTCCTGTATCAAATTATTTAGGTAGGGTCATGAGTGCAACATCAGAATGGTTGGGATATACTGGAGACTCTAGTCGTTCTTTAGGTGCGAAAATTTTTGGTACAAAAACCGCAAATGCAAAAAGCAATGCCAATTTATTTAATGCAATTGCTAACGCAGGGCTTAATTTAAGCGGTTTATATAATCAAACAGCAAAAACAGCAGATACGTCAACACATTTAACAGATTTAATGAAAGTAGCGGCAGATACAACAGGTGATGCAACAAATTTCAAAGGAATGTTTAATGTAATTTTTAAAGAGTTGCAGACAGGAATGGGTACAACATCTTCTGCAATTACTAGTAGTATTGCAGCAGATTTAGTATTGGGGTTATTTGGTGGTAGTGCTAGAAATGATAATTTGAAATCAATTATGACTCAGATGAACGGCGGTACAGGAAAGATGATTACTAGCGTATTACAAATGTTAACGGGTAATTTTACAGGAGCAAAAGATACTGCATTTCCAATGAAAGCAACTAGCGGAAATTATTATACATTGGGTAATATGACAGCAACAGAATTAAACAATGTGGTTAGTACAGTTCAGTCATATAATGCACAACATACGATAGACCATCAAAAAGCAGCGGTTAACTGGTCAGATATAGAAGACCAATTAACTGATGCGTATAGACCTAGACAAGTAATTATTTATTTTGACGATAGAATTTATATAGGTCATTTTGATTCATTTTCTTATAATAAATCAGCAGAAACGCCATTGATTTATTATGAAATGCAATTTACAGTTACGAGACAGGTAAAAGTTGATAAACCTGATTTAACTTCAACAACATCTAATGGTGGTGGAGCTTCATTGCAAAATCTGTTTACAACCATGTTGGCAGGTACAGTAATGACTAATTTGTTTACCCCTAAAGGAACAAATAAATCCACAACTGATACAAGTTCTACAAATACCGCTAATAGTAGCACAGCAACAACTACAACAACTGCAAATAGCGGAACGACTACAAAATAATGAAAGGAGTAGGTTTTTTTGGCAGAAGAAAACAAGGATAAAACAACGACAACTGATAGCTCTAAAAATAATTCCGACCCTGCAAAAAATAAGCAAGATGCAGAAGCAAAGGCAAAAGAACAGACTTCTGATAGCCAGCCGAAGGTATTAAGTGATGAAGATTTTTCAAATCCGGGAGAAGTAGCAGGTTCAGAAGTATGGTCAATGTCAAAAAACATACTTGCTTGGAGCGGATTTTAAAAAATATGATTATCCACAATTATTAGAAGGTACACAGATGCAATATGCTTCTGGAACCGGAAATATGAAAGTGGTTAATTTCAAGCAAGATTATGTTGTTTTAATTAGAAAAAAATTATTTTATGCAGCAAATGCACAAGTTAATATGACATTGCAAAAAGGTGATGAAGCAGGTCAAATTGGTGATGGACACTATGTTCGTACATATAAATTGGATAACTTCACGGCACTAAGAACATCTCATAGCGTTGCAGGTTCACTTGGAACATGCCAAATTGATTTACAAGGTGCAGAACGTGTATTCTGTTATGAGCATAGTTCTATTGTAGCAGGAGGAACGCCAACACTAGATACAATGGTTAGTGGCGAATTCCCTGATAATAATGCGCAATTAGCAAAAGATGTTGCCAATCCTAGTTCTATGGGAACAACAACGGATGCAACCCAGGTAAAAAACAATGAGGATGTGTTAGCACAAGCAAATAAGACTGGTGAATCTTTTTGGAATCGCGATGATGGTAAATCATTAGGTGGAGCAACATTTAAAACAAGAAAAAATGATGATGGTATTACAGGTACAGTTTATGTAACACAGCCAAATGGTGATAAATATGAATTAATTTTGCCATTAACAAACGGTCAAACTGCTGCGGTGATACTGATGGAAATAAAAATGATGGTTTAGGAACAAATCATCAAGTTAGTGGATGGAAGGTTGCTGAAAAATGCGACTGCCGGGAACCAATGGACGAAATTTGGATATATGGTAAATCAAATTTTGAAAGGGATAAATCAACTGGCGATTTTAAAATGAACCAAATATTTTTTGGTTATATTGATGCTGTTACAAAAACTCATAGTTCAGGTAAGACTTCTGGTTGTGCAATTAGCATTACAGGTTCAGACCAATTAAAATTATTAGATTTGTCATATGTTACAATGAATCCTTCCATGACACCTGGTTGCTTCTGGTTCAAACGGATTAGATTTGAGATATTCAGCACAGGATGAAAAAACACTTTGGCACATTTGAACTGTTTAATCCATATGCAGTTGCACAACATA